GAGGTGCTGGCGCTCGGTGTGATAGCCGCAGCGGGTGCCGCGACCGATACACCCATCATCTCACCGAGCGCCAGCACCTCGGCAACCGGTCTGTTCCACGCCTCCCTGCCGTATCCCGACTCGACCGAGTAACCGGGTATGCTGCCGCCCGACTGGATGGTGCCGATCATGCGTGCCTCATGCCCTGACAGCCGAGCCTTGACCAATGCGGCCACACGCTCCAGCGTCCGGTACTCCAGAGCCATCGCGGCATACGACAGGTCGTCGGGTTGTGCCTGGCACACGTAGTCCACGGCGATCATTGCCGCTTGACCGAGTGCGGGACAGGCATGTCGAGCGCGGCAGTATTTGCAATGCTCGCCCGAGCAAGCCACCGGATCGGGACCGAGCGCCATGGTAGCGGCATGGTTCAGCGCGTTGATGTGGGCGCGTAGGTCGCTACCTGACACCCGCCATTCCCGATGAGTGCCGAGCGGGTGGTGCGGTCGCGGTTGGACGATATGCAGGACTACTGTTACCGACTGGTCCTTGATGCCGTCAATCCCCATGCGATCCATCGCGCCGGCAGCGTAGCAGATGAGCTGGTGGTTCTGGCGGGCTTCCACGGGGGTCCAGCCGAACTTGTAATCAAAGATATGCAGTTCCTGGCTGTACGGTAACCAGAACCAGCAGTCTACGGTGCCGAAGCACTCGGCGTGGATACGCGGCACGGCAAGCTTGTCCTCGACATGGAGTTGCACGGCGGTGGTATGGGTGGACACCTGACGGACAACCTGAGCGTACTCATGGGCGCCGTCGATCATCTCCATGCTGAGGACCACGCCGTTCTCAGGGCAACGGGTACCGGGTGTGGGGGTCGGCTTGCCCAGGAGCAGTTGCTCACCGACCCAATGACTGGCCGTTCCCTCGGCTGCCGATTCGCTGCTGGACCCAGGTGGCTCGGGGTAACGCTCACTGAGGGTAACGGACCCCGGGCAAGCGACCCATCGGCTGGCTGCCGAGGGGCTGAGGCGGGAGTGAGCGGCCATCACAGCACCTCCGGTAGCAGGGCGTCCTGAGCAATCTGCACCATACCGGCCATCGTGAGCGGTGAGTGTGACTTGGCGATCTGTTTCAGTGCCTCGCGGTAATTAATTTCTCTACGGACTGCGTTGATCACATCACCGTAGGAAGCCGTGTAATACATATTGTCATCGGGGATGATTTGTTCCGCCATCGACTCGCGGGTGTTGCATAGCGCAGCCACACCGCAGCCGGCGAGTTGGATGCGTAGGGTCTCCAACTCTTCTTCGTATTGCTCCACTGTCTTGGGCACACCCACTACGCACCTCCCACGCTGCTGGCCGGTATGCAGATGCTCGCCAGGAATTTATGGATAGCCGGTATCAGGTCGGGACGGTTCTGGAGCATGGGCATACTGCTGATCCCCTCGCTCTTGCAGGCTTCCTCAAGCTGCGTCCGGCTGATTTCCTTGGCGACCATCTTACCGGTGGCCCAGGTCACGAAGTCGGTGAAGGACATGGCGCCGGGTGCGGGAGACAGGGTGACCACTGAGCCGGGAACATCGGGGTACCTGTCAAGAGTAGGCGTCATGGTGGTGGGTGCTTCCTGCTCCATGATGATGGTCACAGGGGGTGCTGGCACGGGTGGCGGTTGCGGGGTGTAGCCACCGGACTGAGCGCCGGAATAGTTACGCGGCTCATCGGCAGGCGGGGCAGGCGGTACAGGGATACCGATCACATGGGCGGTCTCGGGTGTCCAGCTACCGGACAGAGCGGCGACAACGGGCGGCTGCGGCACGGGTGGTGTGACCACCGGGGCCACCGGAGCAGGCACAGCCATGCAGGTACGCAGTTCGGCTTTGACCGTCTCGACCAGCGCGGGATCGGCGCCCTTGCGGAGCTTCCAGGTGTTGTCGGACTGCCGGAACGTGCGAGTGGATGCGTGGATACGCTGGTCCCAAGGCAGACCTTCACCGTCCACCTTGACGCCGGTCGGCGGGGCGGGGGGTGGGGGTGCCTGAGTGACCTGTGATACTGGACCGGGGGTCAGGTTGACCGGAAGCGTGGGGAAAGAACCTACAACGCCACCAGTACCAGGTATGGTGCCAGCGGTCACAGAGGGCGTTGGCACAGGAGGCAGACCGCTGCTCGGCTCCTGACATGCAGCAAGCAGCGCCTCGTCGGCGGCCACACTCGGCAGAGTCGGTGTCAGATTGGCGAAGTAATCAGCCGCAGCCACGAACGGGTTGCCCTGCCCCACGATGCCGCTGGTCAGTGGCTCGACAAACGGTGCGTTGGCGTATACCGTCTCGGCATCAGCCATACGCTGGTCCATGGTCGGCTCGGCATACTTGGCGATAGCGGCATCCAGTCCGCCGGCATCCCGACACTGGCTACCCGCACAGCACTCGCTGGCTGCAGCCGTATCCTCCATGTCACTCAGCATGGCCCGCAGTATTGCGGCAGTCAGTGGGATTTCCATTGTAATGTGCATTTGATACCCTCCCTTGTTGGTGTGTTGCTACTTGGCGTTCTGGTATGCGCGACGTTTGCCGGTGCAGATGCATGTCGGGTTGCGCCAGAATCCACCGCGATTATTCGGTACCATCGCAGCAGGCTCATGGCCCTTGAAATACTCACGTTGCCTGTGACTGCCACCATCCCCGTAGATTGATTTCCTGAGTGCCTTAGCTACTGTTCCTCGCATCCGTGTACCCTCCCTTGTTGGTGGTGTTACAGTGCGGCAAGCCGCTTGATGTACTCAGCAAGGTGTTCCCTCATTTCCGAAACAGCCAGCATTCTGACGACATTCTCTACAGCCGGTGACAACTGGACATATTCGCCAGCCGACATCGAGACGTTGATCTTGGCCCCGCGCTCGATACGCTCAAGTCTCGCTTCGAGCATTTCTATCTTACCCACGAGTTCCTGACCCTGTGCAATATGTTCTCTACGCATCCCGTAACCCTCCCTTGTTGGTGTGTGCGACACCCCTTAATGATAGTGTGACGCTGTGTGCCGAGCAACAATACGCTAATTGCCATCAATGTCAATTAAAATAAATAGCCCCATGCAAAATAAATCCACGCTAATAATTACTACCTGTTACCGACCCATAATTTATTTGCACATGAACTGTTGACATCGAAGGCAATTAGGTATACCGTCTCTCGGCACACAGACACACGGAGGTCACACACCTTGCAACCGCGCCCCTACCAGGCAGAAGACGACCAGAGCATACTAGACGCATGGGCTGCCGGCCACCAGAACGTCCTGTATGTGCTTCCCTGCGGCGGGGGTAAGTCCTACGTCAGCGCCAACCGGATTCATCACCATATAGGATACAGCGCGGTCATAGCTCACAGGGAGAAGCTGGTCAGTCAGCTATCATGCCATCTGGCTCAGACCGGCGTCAAGCATAGAATATTCGCCCCCAAGAGTGTGGTGAACGCGATCATCCAGTTGCATATCCGGCTCTACGGTAAGGATTTCTACGATCCTTCATCCCCGTGTGCCGTAGGCGGTGTGGACACAATGATTTCATGGGCGAAACCTGAGAGTAAAAATCACCACGCTTTCATGCGATGGTGCCAACAGGTCTCGTTGTGGATAGTTGATGAGAGTCATCACATTACAGGAAACCAACGCGGAAAAGGTAACAAGTGGGGAAAGGTGATCGACCTGTTCACCAATGCCAAAGGACTCGGTGTGACAGCCACACCCGTCAGAGCTGATGGCAAGGGTCTCGGTAGGCACGCTGACGGGGTGTTTGACACCATCGTGGAAGGTCCGAGGATGCGCCAGTTGATCAATGGTCTACCCGACGAAACCGGCAAGATCAGATCATACCTGAGTGACTACCGGATCATCTGCCCACCGAACGACCTGGACGTATCTGACGTGCCAATCGGCGCCGATGGCGACTATGTGAGGGGGAAACTCGCCAAGAAAACCCGCTCCAGTACGATCATGGGCAACGTGGTCAGCACGTACATGCAGTTCGCCGCAGGCAAACGAGGTGTGATATTCGCACCGGACATAGAAACGGCCATAGAGTTCAGCAGACTGTTCAACGTGGGCGGTGTGCCGGCTGAAATAATGACGGCTGAGACACCTACCCATATCCGATTTGAGTTTGCTCGACGGCTGGAAGCTGGCGAAATACTGATGCTTGTAACGGTTGATCTGATTTCTGAAGGGTACGATTTACCAGCCATCGAGGTTGCAATCATGGCCCGCAAAACTGAGTCGTATGGCCTGTATGTCCAGATGTTTGGGCGCCCCTGCCGATGGATGGAGGGCAAAACGGCGATAATCATTGACCATGTGAGCAATGTGGCACGGCACCTGCTACCCGACCGTGAGGGTATTGAGTGGACCCTTGACCGCCGCGAGAAATCAGCCAAGAAGGACAAAGACCCCAACGCCATACCGATGAAAATCTGCTGCAATCCGCTGTGCATGTCGCCTTACGAAGCATTCCGCGACAAATGCCCGTTCTGTCACACCGCCCCGAAGGTCTTAGGACGCAGCAGCCCCGAGCAAGTCGAAGGCGACCTGTTTGAATTAGACGCCGCCGTGTTGGCCGCGATGCGCGGTGAAGTTGCCAAGACCGATGAACATCCTGACGCCGTGCGTGCCTGGATGCAACGCGCCGGCCACCCTGACATGGTGGCATACGCTGCAGCCAAGCGGCAACGCGAGAAGCAGGAGGCGCAGGCTGTGCTGAGGGATGCTATGGCGTGGTATGGGGGCCTGGCCGCTCATATCGGCCTCAGCGACCGGGAGGCACAGCGCAAGTTCTACCATCAGTTCGGTGTCGATGTACTCGGTGCCCAGGCGCTGGGTCGGGCCGACGCTGAGGTGCTTACTGAGAAGGTCAACCGCGTCATCGGGCGCGTACAGGAGGTGTGACCAATGCAACAGCTACTTGACGACATGACCCGCTACCGAGCAGCCGCACGCCGAGCCGACCGCCGCTCCACCGTCACACGGTTCATTTTTCTTGTGGTCCTCTGTCTGACGGCGTACAGTTGCGCTCTTGACGATGGGCGGGTAGTCACACAGCGCGGGGAGGTGGCACATGCAGGTAGATAACCCTCAATACGGGCAGATAGGAGGCCGAGTCTGGTGTGAACACTGCCCTTTTACCGATGCGGATGGCAATCAACCGGTGCAATGGATGGTTGACGCATGTAACCGGTTCGGCGTCGGGCGATTGAAAGGATGCCCCACTGATTCAATTTCCTATGCTGAAGCCTGCAAACTGGCTGAGAAGGAGGTGACACATGGCTAGCGCGTGCCACGTATGCCGATACACAGGTGAGAGAGAGTGTGACCCCCAAGCGGCGGATATCAAATGTCTCCTGTGCGGTCGCTGCAGCGCAGAGAGTCTGACCTCCACGGGTGAGCCGCTGCCATCCGACCCGGTGCAGCCATGCTGACCACATGGGCCAACAGGTGGGGTATCTCGCCGGCAGCGGTCGCGGAGCTACGTGCCATGATGGGTGTGGCGGCCACGCCGCAGCTAGGACCGACAGCCGAGGGATCGGAGGCATCGGTGCAAAATGCCATACGCCTGGAGGCCGCTCGGCGTGGTGCTCGACTGTTTCGCAACAATTCCGGCGCATACCAGGATGAACGGGGAAACTTCATTAGATATGGTTTAATGAACGAGAGTAAGTCCGTCAATTCAGTATGTAAGAGCAGCGACTTGATCGGCATCAGCAATATCGGTCAATTCCTCGCCTACGAGGTCAAGCGACCTGGTTGGCATTTCACCGCCACACCTCGCGAGGTAGCGCAGCAGAACTTTTTAAATTTGATCGTGTCGCTCGGCGGTCGGGCAAAATTCATTACGTCCGTACAGGAACTGGATATATGAAATGCTTGAGTTGCAGTGCTGACGCTATCGAGGGCATGTCTCGTTGCCAAAAATGTAGAGAAAAGGGTAACGCCAATACTAAACGGTATAACGAGAAGCATAGAAAAGAGCAGTGTGCAAAAGCTAAAGAATACAATAAAATACACAGGGGCGAAATACTCATAAAGAACAAGATTCGGTATGACAAAAACAGAGCCGCTATTTTAGCAAAAGCTAAATCCAATTACCCGAATAAGAAAGAGTATTACAAAGACAGATATATCAATAACAAAGAACATCATAACACACTATGTAAAATATACCGTGAGACTCATAAAACTGAGACAGCAGAGCGCATGAAGAAGTGGGGTGTTGTCTACCGTATTTCAAATAAACCAATGATAGCTGAACGGATGAAGAAGTGGCTAAGTGAAAATGTGGAATACGATAAGCACCGTCATAGAATATACAGACAGACTAACCCTGATAAAGTAAACAAATGGCACCAGACACGTCGTGCTAGACGCAAGAACGCGTTTGTTGAGCATGTGGATCGCGGGGTCGTATTTGAACGGGATAATTGGGTTTGTCAATTATGTGGTCTGCCTGTCGATAGAACAGCAACACATCCACATCCGTTATTCCCGACTCTCGACCACATAATACCCTTGTCAAAAGGTGGTACACATGAGATGTCAAATACACAGTGTACTCATTTTCGATGCAACAATATTAAAAACAACCGATCAATAGGTAGAACCATCGAGGAAGAAAAGATGATCCAGTCACTTTTCAGGCCGACCGAATTTATAGGAGACGCGCGATGACCACCACCCAAGCACTCAAGCAAATACGCGCCCATAACCGATACCTACCCATGAGCAACAGCCCACTGTGCAGTTGCTCCAAATGTCTGATAGCAAGGGAGACCCTGAGATGACCACCACCCCCGCCACACCCCGCCGCCTGGCGCCCGACACCCGCAAAGCCGACCTGTTGACGGTCGCCCTGCACATCGCCCGCACCGAGGGGCTGCTTGCCGTGACCCGTAACCGCGTGGCCGAGGTGGCCGAGGTGTCGCCCGGGCTGGTCACATTCCGCTTCCTGAGCGTGGGGCTGATGCGCGAGGCCGTCATGACCGAGGCCGTGCGGATCGGTGACGCGGTGATCGTGGCCGGTGGTATCGCGCTCCGTGACCCCCAGGCGCTGGCTGCCCCGCTGTCACTCAGACAGGCTGCCGCTGATGCTATGATACCCACCGAGGCTACCGAGGGAGTGTGACTATATGCACAGGTATAACCAGTTCATCCTGTGGGTAAGTCAGCCATCGCCCACCAGAGTTGGCCGCACGGAAAAGTACCCCGTTCATCCGGTCACCGGTCGCAAACATGACGCGCATGACAGCAGTATTTGGCTCAGTCAACAAGCCGCACAGGAGGCAGCCGCCCGTATCCCCGGTGCAGCAATCGGGTTTACCTTCACCGAGGGGCAGGGGCTGTTCTTCCTGGACGTAGACGACGCGATGACTCCTACCGGCTGGTCACCGCTCGCCACCCAACTATGCGCCCAATTTGCCGGGTGCATGGTCGAGGTAAGCCAATCCGGCACGGGCCTCCACATCATCGGCAGCGGCACCTTGCCAGCCGGCCACCCAACCCGCAACACTGAGCTTCACTTGGAATGCTACAGCCGGCGCCGTTTTGTAGCCTTGACCGGCACAGGCGCCACCGGCTCCAGCACCCACAATGCTCAAGCGGCACTCGACAACCTGTTCACCCTGCCCGGTTGGTCCAGCACCACCGCGACAGTCACACCGTCAGATTGGTCGTCCACGGCAGCACCCGAATATACCGGACCCGAGGACGATACCGAACTGATCGAGCGCATGAGGCGTACCACCTCAGTGCAAGGTGCCTTCCTTGGTAAAGCCACCCTCAGCCAGCTCCTTGACGGCGAGACGGGCTGCTACGGTGATGATGCCTCAGCCGCTGACTCGGCGCTCTGCTGCCATCTGGCGTTCTGGACCGGTCGCAACTGTGAACGCATGGACCGCCTGTTCCGTGACAGCGGCCTCATGCGGGAGAAATGGGATCGCTCGGCGGGAGGTGGCAGGACATACGGTCAACTGACCATCGCCAAGGCTTGCTCTCTCACCCGGTCGGTCTACAGCCAACCGGCCCCCGCCGCCCCCGACCAGCCAGCCCCGCTCGACACCAGCCCGCAGCTACGCACCGGCACTCAGCTAATCACTTCCACCGGTCTCCTTGACTTCTTCAAGGGCATGACCTACGTCATGGCACCCAACCAGATCCTGTGCCCTGACGGCAACCTCATGGACCAGAGCCGGTTCGACAACATGCACGGTGGACATGAATTTATGATGGACCCGCAGAATACCAAACCGAGCAAGTCAGCATGGGAAGCGTTCACCAAGAACCGAGGGGCAACATTTCCCAAGGTCCACGATATCTGCTTCCGGCCCGAGTGTGAGCCAGGCGTGACTATCCAAGAGGAAGGTCGGCAACTGGTCAATACCTACGTGCCGATCACCACACCGTCCCGTCAGGGCGATGCCAGCAGGTTCATTGACCATGTGACCAGGATGCTGCCTGACCCGGGTGACCAAGCCATTTTGCTGGCGTACATGGCAGCACTGGTCCAGCACCCGGGCGTCAAGTTCCAGTGGGCACCGCTGCTGGTGGGCATGGAGGGCAACGGCAAGTCGCTGCTCGGCACGGTCATAGAACACGCTGTCGGCAGCCGCTACAGCCATAAGCCCAACGCGCAGGACATCGACAACAAATTCAACGGCTGGCTACAGGGTAAACTGTTCATCTGCCTGGAGGAAGTCTATACCGCCGACCGCGCCAATCTGATCGAGGTGCTTAAACCGCTCATCACCAATGACCGTGTGGAGATACAGTCCAAGGGTCAAGACCAGAGGACCGGCGACAACCGGGCCAATTTCATCCTATTCTCAAACCATAAGGACGCCATCAGGAAGACCGGCACCGACCGCCGGTATGCCGTATTCTTCACCGCCCAACAGGAACCGGGTGACATGGAACGCGACGGCATGACGGGTGGGTATTTCCCCGACCTGTACAACTGGCTCCGTGCCGAGGGTTACGAGATAGTCAACCACTGGCTGCGTGAATACCAGATACCGGTCGAGTTGAACCCTGCCGTGATGGCGGGTGGGCAGTCACACCGGGCACCGGAGACCAGCAGCACAGCCGAGGCGCTGGCTAATAGCCTGGGTGGCATCGAGCAGGAGGTAATGGAAGCGGTTGCCGAGGGGCGGCCCGGGTTCGCTGGCGGCTGGATCAGCTCGCTGGCTCTCGGTCGGATGCTGGATGAGAAGCGGGTAGCCGGCAAGCTGCCGCGTAACAAGCGCCAGGAGATGCTATATAAGATGGGCTACATCACCCATCCCGCCATGGTCGGTGGCCGATGTGCCGGCGTGATACCGTTCGACAATGGCAAGCCGGTCCTGTACGTGTTGCGGGGCAGCTTGCTGTCACAGTTGCGGGATCAGGCGACCGTGGTCAAGCGGTACTGTGACGATCAGACGGGTGGTGGGACGCAGGGGGCAAGCAACCCGTTCGCTCAGGTTGCCGCACAGGGCAATTAAATTACTTGACATCTATTTACAAGCAATATATTATTACGACAACCAAATAAGGAGGGGGTAACGATGAAACTTTATCTGCTGAAACCGATTGACAACATCACACCAAACCCGTGGGAGCCGTGGTACGACAAGGCGTTTGGATTTGTCGTGCGAGCGAAGAATGAAAACCAAGCACGCCAGATGGCCCAAGAGCAGGCTGGCGATGAGGACCGTAACGGATCACCATGGTTGTCTGACCAGCAATCTATATGTGTCTTGCTAACCGCAACAGGTAAACCCGAAGTAATCATCAGAGACTTTCACGCTGCATAGGAGGTACACATGAGCATCAGACAACCAGGCAGACCACCCGGCACGGCGTCACCTGCCAGCAAGACCCGCCAGAAAGCCGTCCGATTCGATGACGAGACAACCGCCTGGCTGGAGCAGCGTGCCCTGGCTATTGGCGAGAACGTCAGCACGGTGGTACGAGCCGCCGTGGCTGCTTACCGACGGGAGGTGTGACCGCCATGCCCAAATTAAATGTACAGATCGACCACTCCATAGAAGTCACACCCCAACGGTTGGCGGAATTGTTCTGCGATTGCGACGAACACCAACAGGCCGAGTTCTTTAGCAGGGTCGCATACCTGACTGGAAAATGGAAGACACCATTCTGTTTTCAGTTACACGCCATCTGTGATAGTGCATTCCTCACACCCGAGGGTCGGGCGGTCATGGTTGAGATGGGGGAGTACGCCACGGAGGTGGTGCCGTGACCAACCGACCCACAGCACGCGAGCGTTACCGCAACGATCCAATGTTTCACCAGTTGGTTGACACGATGACCGCTTGCATCCACCGATGCGACTTCACCCCCTCCGAGATGCGCGAGGCGGCTCTGCTGGCGAGTATCAATTACGAAGAGACCAACTGCCATAATCGACCGCTGATCATCACACCTGAGTTGGAACAGGCACTGGCAACCATTCACCGATACAGCAACGAGTTCTGCGAATGGGATTACAGAGGGTCGTGTACTCACCGGACATCCTGTAATCAGGAGTACGTGGACGAATCGGCTGATACGCTGGTTGACATTTGTCCATTCTGTAAGCGGCCCATCCGGCACCACCGCGCAGGCAGCCACACACCGTAATTATTTTACACCCCATGTATTGACACTCTAAATTAGCGCGGCATAATATGGAGGCAACTACCGTGAACACTGCCACTGACCTACTGCACACCATACACTCTGCCACCGGCTCCGACAATATCCACCCGGCAGACACGGTAATACAGGCAATCTACCTGCAGACCAGCCGGTATCTGCGGCACACCAGCGTAGGAGGGGATCATGAGAACGACAGGAACTTGCAAGACGTGTGGCCGCAAGAACGTAACCTTGATTTCAGCGGTCGAAAAAGAATGCTCGGTATGCCATCGCGTGGCCGGCGTAGCAGATAAGATACTGAACGGCAAACCTACCTCAGCCAGCGACATGGCTACCATGCGCCGGGTACTGGCCGCCCACCAGGCGGGTGTGACTACCAGCATCGAGACCAAGGTAGCCGAGAAGAAGGGATATATCGAACTGTTTGCCGGCGCCCGGGGCAAGGTAGCCACGCCCCCGCAGCGGCCGGCCAGCACCGACTGGCCTAGACCGGTGAGCGGCTGGCAGTGCAGCGACGGGACGCTGGTAGCCGACGAGGTGACCGCTCTCAAACACGAACTCGACCTGATGCGTAGCCACACCGGCACGGCGCAGAGGCGAGCGGCATAGGGCACGCGAGGTACAGCGCCCGGGTGGATCATTGACAGTTCACCCGGTCCCGGCAGAAGGAAAACACCTCGCTGTCGTCCTCACGGCTCCACACGGCAGCGGTCATCTGCAATCGTGCAGCTCTGACCGCTGACCCATACCACCCAAGAGGCATAGGATGACAGCAGCAGTCAGGATCGCCCACATGATGACCCACGGTACGACGATGGAAGACGCGACCGAGTGGGTATTGCGTCGGTTGCCGCCGAGCCTCAGACAGCACTATAGGATGGCTATTGCGGCTGACCTGATACGGGCCGGATGGGTGTGACTGCCGCACCGTCAGGCTAGAAGTAAAAGTGCCACGGAGCGTTCTTATTTTTATCCAGTTTGAACCATTCCCAAACCGTTCCGCTAGAAGTAAAAGTGCCACCGGCTGATTCTAAACTTTTGGCCTTTGACTCGTTCCCAAACCGTCCCACCAGAAGTAAAACCGCCACCGAGCAAACATAGAAATATCCAGTTTGACCCATTCCGAAAACCTACCTGGCCCCACCAACCCTTCTCATTAACAAATTCTCATTAAGACTAGCACCCCCGGCGACGGCCTGGACCCTTCCGGGAGACCGGCGACGGCCTGGACCCTACCGGGAGACCGGCGACGGCCTGGACCCTACCGGGAGACCGGCGACGGCCTGGACCCCTACCGGGAGACCGGCGACGGCCTGGACCCTACCGGGAGACCGGCGACGGCCTGGACCTCCACGGCGCACTATACTATATAGCCACACCATTCCCGCGCCAGCTCGCCGCGATCCGCACCCCCGCAGCACCCCCTAAAAATAAATTGTAAATAAATGATTGACAGGTAATTGGAAGCCTGATATAAATTATGACAGTTATCCATTACAGACATAGGGGGCCAACCAATGAAAGCAATCTTTGAGAAAATCGTGGTTCGTGAAATGCAGTTCAGCGATAAACCCGGCTTTATGGTATTGGGGCACGAACTCAACAAAATGGGAACGGTTCACCACTTTGGAACCCGCGCAACCCGCAAGGGAGCCGACACCCTTGCCGCCCAGGTGAAAAAATCCAACGTCGTATACTTCTAAGGAATCAGGCCATGCAAAAATACATCACCACCCCCGCACCGCTTACAGGTATCGGATGGTACGCCGTCAAACGCTGGAGCAACCGGCACCAGGCATACGAGCATGTAAGCACGTTTCGAGGGGAGCAGCAAGCCGCTGATTTTATCCAACTGGTAATAGCAAGGGAGGCACGCCACACATGCTAGTCTACATTTACAGCCGGATCAATGGCCGCACCACCATCCGCGCCACATTATGGCAACCGCAACTTACAGCCGAACAAGCAGCCGCCGAGCTGATCGACTACCAACCCACAGCACAGGAGCCGACCCCATGACCTACACAGCCGCAACACTCAGCCAGGCAATAGGACAGACCGTCTCAGTACGGTTCGACAGCTTCCAGGTAGCCATGCGCGTACTTGACGCCAAGACCGCATACGGAGTACCCCGTGTGCAGGTAACCCCCTGCCAGGGTACCGGTACCGCATGGATTGACGTTACCCGCTGCAGCCGCACGGACGACCAGGAGGTGTGACCATGCAACGCGACCAGCGATATTACACCCGCGATGGAGACCAGGTAACCATTTACAACCACCGCAACCCGGCCAACGCGACAGCTTGCAGCATGATACGCCGGATAGACTTAGCATGGTACCGAGTCAATTTTACACTTAGGAGGTGTGACTATGCCACGAATTGAGACAACCCAAACAACCGTTTACAAGTTTTCCGAACTGTCGGACCAGGCCAAGCAACACGCCATCGAGAAGCAATCGCAGTATGAATCAAGTGAGGGATTTGACGCGGAATGTGTTATTGACGACGCCGTAAATATGGCCGCGCTTATCGGGATCGAGATTGACACGCACGCCGTGAAACTGATGAACAACACGACCCGCCAGGACCCCGCCGTTTATTACTCAGGTTTTTGCAGCCAAGGAGACGGCGCAAGTTTTGAAGGCCGCTATGCATACCGCAAAGGCGCACCGGCAGCAATCAAGGCCGAGACAGCCAGCAAGGGAGACCGGGAATTGTTGAGGATAGCCACAACCCTGCAGGAAGTGCAGCGCCGGAACTTTTACCAGCTCACCTCCAGAATGGGACGCGGACACAATTCTAATCTTTACTCCCACTCAGGCACGATGTCTGTTGACGTGGAACGCTACGACGAAAAACCCATGACCGACGACGCAGAAGACACGGTTAAAGAATGTATGCGCGACTTTGCCGACTGGATTTACAGCCAGCTTGAAAACGAATACGACTACCGCACCGGCGAGGAAGCTTGTCAGGAAGCCATTGAAATAAACGATTATGACTTTACGGAAGACGGCGAGATGTATTAGCCAGCCGTGAGGCAGCCGCACCCATAGCCACACCCCCGACACGTAACCAACGCGCCACGGCGCCCAAGCAGCCAGGAGGCAATAGACATGCAGATCAATCCCAAGGACAAATATATCATAGTCAACAAGGTGACCGGCGTCACGCTGGAAAGCCACCCGACATATCAGCAAGCCGCCCACTTTGTTGACATCGCCAATAATCAGGAACTGAACAACAACCGCCCCGCGATCTACACCATTAAGGAGGCATGACCCATGAACGACTACAGACTTATAACCGCAGCCAACAACCTATTGGCACTCACACTGGCAACCCCCGCAACCCGTGACGGCTTACAACTTGCCGACGCACTCGCAGCACTTAGGGGAGCCGTCACCGAGGCAACCGCACCGCAGCCCGACAAGAACGAAGCAGCACGCAACCATGCCAAAGCGCAACTTGCCAGCATCATCGAAATGGTAGCCGCCCTCGAGTGTGACTATGATCGAATTGAGGAACTGAGGGACGAGTTGACCGAACTCACCGAGGCAGTAACCGACGCCACCACCAAGAAAGAACGCAAAGAAGCAGCCGCCGCCGCCCTTGAAGCATGGAAAGAAGAAAACCAGGAGGAACTTGACGACCTGATAGCCGAGGCAGGAGATTGCACCGACGCCGACGACGCCCGCCGCCGCATCGAGGAGGACGCCCTCAGCGTGCAGGTCCGCAGCGACTGGCACAGCCCCGGCGAGACGGCAGAAGACACCGAATTTGAGATATTGCTTTGCACCGGAGGCCCCGCTTGCAAGATTGTAGGCGAATTGGGCCAGTACAACGAGCCGGATAGAGCATGGATCGAATTTCAGGACTGGTTTACTTCGTGGGGGGAACTGGTAACTACCGGAGAAGACAACCGCGCTTTGCTGGCATACTGCAGGGTATTCTATTTCGGGGAGTAGCCGCATCGCCCCACGGGAGCCGCCATGAGAGACCGCAGATACACCATAACCCGCGACCCGACGCAGCAGCGCCCATACACCCTGACCTATCACGGCGAATTCATATCGTCACACCACACCCGCCCCCAGGCCGCAGCCGCCCAGGAGCGACACGCCGAGGAACGCAGCGCCCGACTTGCCGGATGGATGCAACCCACATTACCAGGAGGCACCAGCCAATGAACATACCAACCGTTAAGACAATCGCCGCACGCCTCAATTGGCTCGATAAGGTAGGAGACCCCGCGACCCTTGCTAAGCAGATCCGCGCTGAGCTGTTACCGCTCGCAGATCGACCCGTCACAGAGAACCGCTTGCAATACCGTTTCAGCGCCCTGAACACCTTGCTCCAGACCCACGGCATCGAGTACATAACGCACCGCGACGACGACCAATACGGGCATTACGGTATCACCTACCTGAACACCGGAGACACCTACATACCAACCATTTGTTACAACCACAAGACCGGCACGCTTACCATCTCATCATGGGGCGATATTGTAGAGCGCCACATGAACGACTACCCGTAACGGAGGCACCCACATGGAAGCCCTATTTAACCGCTTCACCATAACCATGACGCTTGACCAGGCACGCAGCGCCAGCCACGCCGGGCAATGTGACCGCGACGTGGAAGCCCTCACCCTCATCCCACGCATACGCCGCCAGCTTGCCGCCATACCGGACGCCGACCTGATAGCCGAGCTAGCAGAATATGGCGATTGGGACGACGAGGAGCTACAGGACCGCGAGCAGAACGAACAGCGGATTACATGGATTGCAGCCGGCCACATATCGGAAGACCACCCGCAACGCAGGTAATCACACCGCCAGGAGGCACCAGTCATGCAACCCACACCACCACCGGCCAACCAGGCCACCGCAGCAACCGCCCGACTGTTAGCCGTCACACGGCCAGGCAGCGCCGGGCCTACTCGAAGCATTAAAGGAGGCAAGCCGTGATCAAACTGAAAATTACTCAGACATACGCATTTGAAAAAGGTATGTTGGAAGGGGCACCCCGATTTTACCGAGTAGACGAAGCCGAATTATTAGCCGTCAAACTCGGCATGAGAACCCCGGCAGATATCAAGGCATTTATCGCCGGTTTTCAACTTGCACAGTCCGAATGCTATTTTTACGCATGGAAGGACAACAAAAACCTTCTGTATCTTGCAACACGCAATGCGGATGTTAAACCGATCCGATGGAAATATCACACCGGCATAAACGGAATGTATATTGACGAGGTGCAGCCATGAGCACACAGCGCCAAGACATACCATACCCAACAACCACCCATTTCATAGGCCGTAACGGTTATTTCAAGTCATCCGGCCTTGAGATATACCACACCGGCACCAGCCACATAGTCATCCTGCAGCCAACCACGACCCGCGACACAACGGGCAGATGCAGCATCGAGATACCATCGGACCCCGTGACACTTCGCCAGGTAGCCGCCGCATTGCTGGATATAGCGGACCGGTGCACACCGCAACCACGGTGCAGCCATGACTGAACTATTAGCCGCCGTCAGTATAGGCATTTACTTGTTGATAATTTGGTATCGGGGATAGCGCCGAGAGGCAAGGGAGAGTAGAGCATGAGCAACCCAATGAACGATGATGATTACACAAGCAACGACGATCAGATTAACGACCTGAAAGAACTCGTTAACGAACTTACTTCCTTCATCGAGACCGTAGACGCTGGGAACACTGAGATTGACGAACTGCAGGAGCAAGCCGCAGCGATGGTTTACCTTGTTAAATATGGACACCGAATACCCACACCGGCAAAGCAGCCGAGCACAACGGACCCCGACGCAACGGCAGATATCGAAGCATGGTTAGAAGGAGAAGACGAGGGGAGGGAGCACACGCGGCAGGTATTCTATGAGCACGGACAACACTTCGCATCTTGCCCGGATTGTGGCGCTAGTTGGAGCATACAGGATGCCGAACCCGGCCCGTATTGCCTCGAACAGCTTGACGAGGGAGACGAGACCTGTTGCTGATGCAATAGGCCCGGTGACCGCTCAACACGGCACCGGGCCTATCTGCTACCCTGCACAACCAGTGCTACAGACCCGCAGACACCCAGGAGTTGCATAGCACCCCAACAGCAATCTCACCCGTGTGAGCGTGAGCATCCGACATTCTGACGTACCTCCTAACGGCAGGTTTATCTCTTTCCGCGACAAGACACCCCGTCGCATGGGATACGAACGGTTCAATCAGTTCAACCACGATGTTGTAATCCCTGCTATCACCTACCCTTGTCAGGATGTCTTTTAGCCGGTAATCATACCAGTATTCCGCACGTTCCCGCCCCACAATTACAACGGTACGATCATCAATATCCGTCGAATCGTACCGGCCAACCATCGAGCTTAATACATAGATCTCCATTGTCTTAATCCCCTTGTTATACATTCACACCGGCTCACGTACCGGCACCGCTTATCGCTCCATACCCGCAACCGCAGCAACCAGACCGCACGCCCGGCACTTATCATTGCTCACGAATTGCCAACTTGCATGGCCACACGGCAACCTCTCACCGGTACGATACCACCGCACCCCGCCAGCGATAGCCGCCGCCTTACTCAGTAACCCGTCAGGCTTTGCGTCAGGCAGCATCACTACAGCCGGGTAATGCTTGACGTGCCAATCGTACCATTTTTCGCTAGATAGCCGCTTTGTTTCCAATCGTTCCGCTTTCGTCGCTTTTCGCTTTGTCATTACCATTTCTCCCCAGGGTTTTCCATCTCCCATTGCGTTATACGCCGCTCACGTTCAGCTTCCGTTATCGGTGTAGGGTTATTGTTGCCGACTTGCACACCGGTAAGATTATTCCAACCGCAGATATTACATAGGCCGGTTATATTCACATGCCATTGGTGTGTCCCTGTTACCGGGTCACCTTGCAACTCTTTCGCGCCACGTGGACCCGTTGACGCATAGAACCATTTAATAGCGCAATCGGCCAACTCAGGGTTTTTCCGCTCATGTACCCAAGCATCAACAGCAGCCTTACTCCAATTCGTTGCCCGGCACGATGGGCAAGCCTTAGGCAATCCAGCAACCTTGCTTATCCAATCATTACCGCACTTGTCACACTTGCACCGGCCAGGCTCTAGCAACCCCTCAGGGTCGAATGGATCGACACCACCCCACTTCACCCGCTTGCACTTGGGGCATTGCACCGGGACCGTCTCAGCAGACCGCGACACCCAAGAACCGCCGCACCATGCACAGGTACACGGCACGCCAACCGTCACACTCGGCACCGCCGCTGCAGCAACCCGCACCACCGGGGCAGACAGCAGCCGCCCCGTGCTATTATGTAGCCCGTCCCAATCTTTCCGCTTGCACCTTTTGCACTGGACAGGATGTCCCGGTTTATTACTATTCCACTCCATCCCGCACTTTAAACACTTGTATGACTGAGTTGCCATGTGGTACCCCTTTACCGTAGTTATTATGAAACTCTGATACGACGTAGTAACACAGATTTCTACTGACTACAACAGCAACAAGCATTTATTTTCACACGCCTCACAGCGGCCAGCAGCCGACGCTGTAACTACCTGTAATTACGTCACCGGCCACCCCGTTACTCCATATGCTATTCCAACCATGATAGAGTAGCGGGAAATCAATAATTTCAGTCACTTAACCCTTCTCTATTTTAATCCCTTTACTTTCTATTAGTTAATGTATAGTGGTGATGATAAAAGATAAATATGTGATGTTATTACTGTATTATATAATAGAATAATAGATTCAATATTTATCTTTTATCACTAATTACATAGGCGATATGGAGCGCGCCACTGGGATTCAGATTTATTCAATGAAATCAACAACCCCAGAACGATTACAGGAAAATACAGCCATTGGGAGTTCTGGCCACCGCTCACCTCGTCACACGGCCAGGCAGCGCCGCATGTGATCATGCCTCTTGACACACGGCACACCCATGCGTTATTATCCCGCGAGGCAAATAGTCAGTGAGTACATTTTCAACACACCAGTGAGTAAAAGGAATACTCAGTTATGGAAGACTTTGATCCAGAAGGGATTTTTGCAGCAGCGGCAGCGCCGAGTGTGACAGCCACACCCACAGCAAGGACGTATATCACGAAGCGCGGGAACACCGCCACGGTACCAGGCAAACCCAAGGGAACATTGACGCATAGGACTAGAAAGGCGATCAAACTTGTGGTAGATCATGGAGTTGAGCCGAAAGACGCCTATAATCTGGTACATAACAAAGAGCCATCCGCAGCAGCGGTATCTATTCTAAAGGCTCATTGTTCAGAATACTCCTTGCACACGGTCGAAATGCAGCGTCTGGCCGGGTCCGTGGTCAAAAATGCACTCAAGGGAAAACCCCTCAAAACGAGCCGCCTGATCATCGACAAAGCGACCGGACGGCCAGTCATGAGGGAAGACGACCCGACGCAACCCCTTGAATACATTGAGAAGGTCTACCCCAGTCACACGAACATGCTAGCCGCCGCCTCAATGGTCCAGGATCGAGTTGACCCAATAGTCAGGCAGAACATTAATTTGAACGGAAATTTGGCCGATTACCTTCCGTTTGAGCTGGATCGGTATAAATGACGGGCATCTGGCCAGGTGATCGAGGGGGCGATTGGTAAGTAGATCAATAACTTAGGGGCATTTTACAAGGCATTGTATCAATGAACCATCGCCCATTGATCTACCGTATGTTGTGTTTGGTATCGTGAACCCGCATGGATAGGCGATCTAGCTCCAGCAACCGGGGAGCCAGGCTGGAAATTCTGTGCATTCCGCCAGGGAGGGGGAGCCATGACCCCTTTTGCGGCTCGTTGAGTAAAGGCCGCCACCCACCTGACAGGGTGCGTACAAAAATTTACAAATCGGTTAAATGAGTCATTGACAGGCGTATCAATGATATAGTATTCTCCTGGTATCAAATCACAGGAGGACACACCGATGACAGTCTACGGGTATGGAAGGGTCTCAACCGCAGCACAGCACCTTGACGCACAGATCGAACAGCTCACAGCGGCAGGATGTCAACACATCTACAAGGAGAAGGTCAGCGGGGCCAAGGATGACCGACCCGAACTGACCACACTCATGGGCAGGCTCACCAAGGGCGATGTACTGGTCATCTGCAAGATTGACCGCATAGCTCGCAGCACACAGCACCTACTGACCATCGTAGAGGACTTGACCAAGCGAGGTGTGACCTTCCGCATTCTCAATGTGAATATCGACACCAGCACCCCCACAGGTAAGGTGATGCTGACGGTACTCGGTGCCATCGCCCAATTTGAGCGGGAGATGATGCTGGAGCGGCAGCGTGACGGTATCATTCGGGCACAATCCGAGAAGCGGTACAAAGGCCGCCACCCGAGCGCCAGGAACCAAACCGAACAGGTGATGGCTCTACTCGACATGGGATTTACACGGCTGGCCGCAGCACGCCAGTTGGGTATCGGATCGGCGTCGGTGTACCGGATACTGCGCCAGCAGAAGGCTGGTGTGAAATGAGAGAGATACCACTAGGTAGAGGGTACACCGCTCTGGTTGACGATGAGGATTATGAGCGGTTGTCACAGTTCAGATGGTACGTCTACGACCATCGGGAGAGTAGATCAGCATACGCCCGCCGGGTGTCGCTTGGAAAAATGGCTGATAAGAAGCATGTGGCTATGCACAGAGAGATAATGGGTTTTCCTGATGGTCCGGTTGACCACATTAACGGAAACGGACTGGACAACAGACGTTGTAACCTGCGGTTGAGTACTTATTCAGGTAATAGCCAGAACAGACGACCCAATCAGAAGCCAACATCGTCAGGTTACAAAGGTGTATGGTGGCGTAAAAGAGACAAAAAATGGGAGGCACGTATATATGCTGGTGGGGTAGAGCATAGATTGGGTTATTTTACTGATGTAGTTGAAGCAGCCAAAGTGTACAACGACGCTGCTATCCGACTACATGGTGAATTTGCTAAATTGAACGATTTGTTTGATCCAGCCGGGTTGATTGCACTCGATGAATGCATTGCTACACCGAAGATGGGTAAACCCACAGGATCAAAAGTCATGGGTCGCCCAAAAATCGTTCGACCAGATGGTTGGATGCGACCGAATAAGCCACGTAAACCTAGAAGGGTGCAACTCGACGCGATCAGAGCGATGTTGGATGCTGGTGTGTCGAGGAAAGATACCGCCATTTTGCTTGGTATCAGCCTAACGTCCGTATACACTGCGTTGAAGGGAGCCACCAATGCCCCCACGTAAACCCACCTACACGACCGCCAAGGCCACTGGCGGCATGACCCACGTCATGGGCGTCTCTCACACCCGCATCCAGCAGATCGAGCGGGAGGCTATTGGCAAGATACGGCGGGGGTTGGCCGGTATGGACCTGATCCCCGATGAGTCGCGCCTGGACCCGGTGATTTACGCTTGACCAGGCAGGGTGCAATAACCCCTTGACATAGCCCTCACACACGGGCATAGTATTGCCGCGCAGGGCAACAGCACACGGAGGTGTGACCATGACACAGCGACAGCAGCGAATGATAACACTCAGCAGGTTGTTCACGATCCCGTGCTGGTATCTAGCACCCCATCGCGCTATACCAGTGGATTTCGACAAACCGTTCACCGCCGTATGGCGGCCAGCGGAGGTGTGACCATGAAGCAACAGGTGAAGTCACCAGCCAAGCGGGGCACGATCCCCATCACCACAGTGTGTAGGGCTGTAGCTCAGGTGCTGCACGACCGTCAGTCCAGCAAAGCCGCCAAGGTGGCCGATGGGTTGGACCTCACTCAGCGCCGTGGCTAAGCGACCACCCGCTCCCATCACTCAACTCCGCTTCCACGGCATCCAGATCAAGTCGCTTGAGTGCTTCAAAGCATTCGCGGCCAGTGTGTCGGACATCGAGGAACGCTGCGGGGTGCATGAGGTCGAGATAACCCTCAGCCAGATATTTTTCTGCCCCTGGATCGACGTGGAGCAGTGCCGCAGCACCCACATGGAACGCCTGCTGATCGGGCTGATTGAACGACTGGACACGGGGAGGTAGCATGGGATACTGGTGCGTCTGGTGTAACCGCGAGATACAGTGTGTCGATGGGTTAGTTGTCCACGATGACGTTTACCATCCCGCCGATTTCGTGTACGACAGCGACGAGGTTGCTGTACAGTGACATACCGCGATGCCATAGAGTCGATCATCACACTAGCCATCACGACGGTATGCCCATTCGTCCGGCGCATCATTGTCGAGGAAGTGTTGAACATACTGGATGAGACCCCGTGTGACAATACCGCTTGACATACGCACCACACAGCGTTAATGTGTTTGCGCTCCTACCTTTAGCGGGGGAAAATCTGGCACCACACCAGACCGGAGCGCGAAGTTTATAAAACTGCTATTAGCTCAATTTGGTAGAGCACTCCGTTTGGGACGGAGAGGTTAAATGTTCAAGTCATTTATAGCAGACCAATTTGAACTTGTTGACAGTTGTTCAAAACATATGTTACAAACGCATCATCTTATGTTTAGGAGACTATCAATGAGTCAATGGACACCTGAGTATAGAATTGAGTACGATCAAAAACGATACCAATCTAAACGAGCAGAGATTGTGGAGCAACGTAAACAACGAAGACAAAACCAACAACAATGGCTTCGTGAGTATAAACAGACCTTAAGTTGTGTTCGTTGTGGTGAGTCACATCCTGCTTGCTTAGACTTTCACCACAGAGATGCAGCACAAAAAGATTTTGTTATTGCAAATAACCTAACTCTAGGTAGAAAACGTATCTTAGCAGAAATTAGCAAATGTGATGTGTTATGTGCAAATTGCCACAGAAAAGAGCATAATCTAGTTTAACCGTTGGTTCAAATCCAACCGCTCCGACCACAAAAATAACTCTTCAAAAGGATACTACCTATGAAAGAGACTCACATTTTCGCAGAAATCCTCGAACAATCCGCAATCGACCAATTCAACAGCGCAATGGAGCAGGATTTCGCCGTCAAAGGCGCTCTCATGCCGGATGCCCACACAGGCTACACCCTGCCCATCGGCGCGGTAATAGCCACAGACGGTGTGATCATCCCGTCATGGGTCGGCTACGACATCGGCTGCGGCATGTGCGCTGTTCCGACCACGTTTAACAAGGCACCTGTGGCTAAATATGCGGTGGGAATTTTCAACAGCGTTTACAGTGCTGTGCCGGTCGGGTTCAACCACAACCAGAAGGATACGGCATGGCAAGGACCGGAGTGTACACCTGCCACCGCTGCAATTTTCAGTAAAAACGGTCTGCGCCAACTCGGGTCGCTCGGCAGCGGCAACCATTTCATCGAAATTGGGTATGACGAGACCGACAGGGTGTGGATCATCGTTCACTCGGGGTCCAGAGGGATCGGGCACGCCGTCGCCACCCACTACATGAAAATGGCATCCTGCGACGGTAGGGCAAGGGAGGGTCATTTCGGATTCCATACAAGATCGTCCGAGGGTCGGGCGTACATCACCGATCTTGCTTTTTGCCTTGCATTCGCCCTGGAAAACCGGCACCAGATCATTCAACGAGTCGTGCGGGAAATGACCCACTACTGTGACGGCTCCGCCGATTGGCAGCAACTGATCAACCGCAATCACAACCACGCCGAGTGGAAAGACGGGCTGTGGGTTCATCGTAAGGGGGCTACCCACGCCGAGGTGGGCATGATGGGTGTTATCCCAGGCAACATGCGGGACGGCTCTTTCATCGTTGAGGGCAAAGGCAACCCCGATGCGCTGTGGTCCAGTTCACATGGGGCAGGCAGGGTGATGGGTCGTAAAGAGGCTCAACGCAAACTGAACGTGGATGATTTCAGGGCGACCATGTGTGGTGTGACAGCCAAGGTGGGCAATGATACGCTGGACGAATCGCCGTTGGCTTACAAGGACATCTTCGACGTAATGCGTCAGCAGTCTGAGATGGTCCGAGTGGTTCACCACATCAAACCGCTGATCAACATCAAAGGGTAACCGATGGCTGTCAAGTTCACACCGCACCCTCAGATCGCATCCTGCAAAAGCGTCTACGACGCCGCATTGCTGGAGTTGCGTAAGACCCTCGGCCTCAGTCACAAGCTGCAGGGTGACGACATCCACACCCTCGCCAAGCACCCTGATTTCCCTTACAGGACGTGGTATCGCTACCGCTACGAGGACATCTTCCGTGACATAGCCGGCGGGGAGGACCACGACCGTGAGGCCCGGGCCAAGGGCGCCCAACGGATGCTCATCACCAACGACATCTTCTACATCCTGATTTGGGTCATGGGGATCGAGAAGGCCAACCATCCGTTTGTGGTCACACAGTGCCGGATGCTGCAGGACGGTCCTCAATCCGACACACTGGACGTATGGGCACGTTTTCATTACAAATCATTAACAATTACCATAGCCGAAACGCTCCAGTACCACCTCAAGTACCCCGAGGAATGTACCTGCATCCTCGGTTACGCCCGTCCGGTCGCCAAGAAGTTCCTACGCGCCATCAAAACCCTGTGCGAACAATCCGTGCTGCTCAAATGGGCGTTTGAGGACGTTCTGTGGCCGAATCCGGCGCAGGATGCCCCGAAATGGAGTGAGGACGACGGAATTGTGTTCCGACGTAAGGCCGCCAGCCGTGGTGAGAGCACCGTGGAGGCATACGGTCTGACGGAAGGAAGCCCGACAGGAAGGCACTACGAACGCATCATTTTTGACGATATTGAGACCGAGGACATCGCCGGCAGCCCGAAAATGCTGGAGGAAGTGTTCAGCAAGTTCCAGATGTGCGTCTACAACCTCGGCACAGGGTCCGACAACGACAAACGCAGGGTCATAGGCACCTACTACTCATGGGTAGGACCTGTAAAACGCATCGGTGACATGAAATTTGAGGAAACCAAGGACGCCGAGGGTAACGTAGTCCCGGGGCGCCCGATGTGGCAATTGCGCGTGGTGCCGGCGACCGATGACGGTACGATCAACGGCAAGCCTGTACTGCTCGATCCCGACACCTGGGAGCGCATCAAGCGTACCAAGCACGTAAACAGCCAGCAGCTCTGCGACCCGTCGCCCCGCGAGGACATCACGCTCGACAAAGGGATGCTGCAACCCATCGCACCTGAGTTCCTGCGGGTCGGCAAGTGGGCTGATCGGTTTAAGATGATGGTCATCGACCAGGCGGGTGGCACGGACACGAACATCACCGGCCCGGGTGACCTGTGGTCCATTGGCGTGGTCAGCATCGTGCCGAGCGACAGCCTCGCCAGGCGTTTAGGCGACGAAGCAACCGACGATGACCTGGGTATCAGCGACGTGTGCCTGGAGGACGTGGTGGCCGACCAGATGACCCACAGCCAGGCAGTGGATACCATCGTCAGGATGTACCTGAAGCACGGTATGATCATGCAGATGGGCGTGGAAAAGGTCGGTCTGAGCACCACGGAGGTCCACGTAGCCGATGCACTGGCCGCCAAGGGCCGCAAGCTGAGTGTGATCAACGGCAGCCTGTTCCTGCTGCGGCCCGCTGGCCGCAAACTGGAGAACCGCATATCGAGCGCGTTGGAATGGCCGTTGAATAATTCGAAGCTGTACTATTCGACTGGCATAGCAAAGGAATATATCGACAAGATGAAGGCTGAAATGGACCAATTCGGCTTCGCTCATAGCGATATTCTCAACATGTGGAGTTATGCCTACGACATGTTCCGAGTGTTCCCGTTTCACCGCTACGCGAAGCGCAAGGTACAGAGCGTCACATCACTGATGGCACAGGGGAGCGGCATCGGGCAGCGACCCAGAGGCGAATGGGGGTAGGTACACAGGCCCGGAGGGGTCAAGGGGGTTATATGCAATTCGTAGGATTTCCAAAGATGGCAAGGCTTTCACGCGAAGTAATCATTACCGAAAAGATCGACGGTACCAACGCTCAGGTGTTTATCTCGGACCTTTCCGAGTGGGATTACGACCCTGAACAACTGATTTTCAAAAGCAACAACATCGGTCTATTCGCCGGCAGCCGTACACGGTGGGTCACCCCCGAGGATGACAACTACGGGTTTGCCAAATGGTGCCAGACCAACGCAGAAGACCTGATGAATCTCGGAATCGGTCAACATTTCGGCGAGTGGTGGGGCCAGGGTATCCAACGCAAATATGGATTGCTGGACAAGCGATTCAGCCTGTTCAACGTAAGCCGGTGGGGTGAAGACCGACCAGCTTGCTGCGGGGTAGTACCGACGCTTTACAAGGGTATCTTCACCACCGAGATGGTGGACGAGTGTGTAAACGATCTAAGGTCCAAAGGCAGTGTGGCCGCCCCGGGTTTTATGAAACCGGAAGGAGTGATCGTGTATCACACGGCGGCTGGTATCGGGTTCAAGAAGACCCTGGACAAAGACGAATCACCCAAATCACTCGTAGGTCTGTCGTGACCGCCGCCAGGGTACGAGTAACCAACCGAGCAGGCAAGTGGACCTGCAAAGGCCCACAAGGGCATGTTGGCAAGGGGCGCACCCGGTGGGCGGCGATGGTCGCATACGCTACACGCGGCAGACGGTGGACGGGCGGGTGTGACCATGCGATGTCAGACCAAGCATTGCATCAGTGGAAAAACCCGATGGGCCACACGCAAAGCCGCTCTGACATCAGCCAGTTTCACAATGCAGTGCCGCTGTACGCGTACAAGTGCCCAGTGTGTCGGGATTTCCACATAACTAGTCAACAGAGGGGGTAGGGGCGATGGGCGACGAGACATGCAAATGCTGCAATTGCGGGTATGAATGGAAACGCGGGCAGGATGGTCAGCACAGTTGTTCATCGGTTTTACGTGCCGAGGTAGAGAGGTTGCGTGCCGAGGTGGCTGAAAAACAGGCAAACTATGAAGACTGTCGAGGTGAGTGCAATCGAGCAGAGGAACGCGTGGGATTACTGGAATCCTATGCCGGTTGTGCGATCAATATCATCCTCAACCAGGTTGATATGGCAAAGCCTGAGTGGTGTTTTGTAGAAATTGAGAACGACTACGGTAAGAGTGTCAAAGTTGGTGAGTGGAGTCCGAGAGACGGCGGCTACGACGGTGTGAGAATAACCGTTGAGGACATAATAAAAACCCTTGACAACCGTCACACACAAGCATAGGCTACCCGCGACAGTACCATACACACCACACGACCGCATATTGGGGGTTGTGTGCCAGCCGGTAAACCAAAAGGGACGGATACCGCACGATGGCAAAACCCCGATCCACCACTGCATCCAATACGCCGCGCACAGCCGTGCAAAAGTTCCTATCAGCCCGTGTGAAGGAACTCGACGCCGACCTGTTAGCCGATCAGCATAATCGCCTAGCAGCCGTCGAGGACCTGAAGTTCGCTACGGTCCCGGGTGCCATGTGGGACTCCACGGTGCTTGACGAGCGCAAGGAAGACGGTCGGCCATCCCTTGAAGTAAACCTGTTCCCCCAATTTATCAACCAGGTGACCGGCGACATACGCCATAACCGCCCCCGTGCCCGTATCACCCCCGGTGACTCCACAGCAGACGTTCAGATCGCCCGCATCCGTGAAGGTATCATCGCTGACTCCGAGTACCAGTCGAACAGCGACTACATCTACGTCGAGGCGGCGACCAGCAACGTGACGTGTGGCTATGGCGCATGGCGCATACGCACCCGCTACACCGAAGAAAACCCCTTCATTCAGGAGTTCTACGACGAACTGATCCCCAACCCGTTCACGGTGGTCATGGACCGGCACGCCGTCTGCCCCATCTATTCCGACGCCGAGCGCGGCTGGATAATCAGCAAGATACCCGTTGACGACTTCAAGGCCAAGTACCCGGGCAAGAATGTGCCGGGTGACTCCATGCCCGTTGGCGAGGGTCTGAGCTACCAGAACTGGTTCGACACTGAGACCGTCACAGTTGCCGAGTATTTCGTCCGTAAGAAACACAAGCGAACCATGTGCCTGATGTCTGACGGCAGTGTGATCGCTAAGGCCGATGTGCCGGCGCTGCCCCCTGCCACCGCATCACTGACCGCACCAGCGGCCACCGCATCGGTGCCGCCTGAGTTGAGTTCGGAACAGCCCCTTGCCCCTCCCAATGAGCTACCCGCAATTCCTCAGACGGCACCGGTACTACCCCCACAGCCGCAGGCACCCACCATCATCCGTGAGGCCGACGCCGAGTACACCACCGTCAAGCAGTACATCATCACCGCGTCCGACATCCTGTCCAAGAATGGTCTGGAAGGCGAGGACGTGCCCGGGTCGTACATCCCGATCATCCTGCTGACCGGCCACCGGACCAATATCGAGGGCAAGACGTACATCTCCGGTCTGGTACGGAACGCCAAGGACTCAGCCAAGTACGTCAATTACTCAGCCAGTGCGCTTGCCGAGCGGATCGCCCTGGAGCCGAAAGCCCCTTGGGTCGGTACGGCTCGCCAGTTTGAAGGCTACGAGGATGACTACCAGAACGCCAACAGGAAGAACTTGCCGTTCCTGAAGTACAACGCCGACCAGACCGAGCAGGGTAACCCACTCCCCCCGCCCATGCGCCAAGGCCCGGGGCCGCTGCCAGCCGCTCTGTTCAGCCAACTCCAGACCGCCATGGGCATGTTTGAGAGCACCATAGGGATGCACGGCGCCGACCTCGGCCAAGCCGGCCCTGAGCGCACCGGAGCCGCTGTGACCGCCCGCCAGAAGCCCGGTGACGTTCGGACGTTCAGCTACATCGACAACCTGGCCCGGGGCATCGCGCACGGTGCCAAGATCAAGAACGAGATGATCCCCGAACTATACGATACGCCCCGCGACGTGCGACTACGTGGCCTGGATGACACCGAGACCTACCTGCCTGTCAACATGACGGTCAGGGACGCCTATAACGCCATACAGGCGCACCCCGAACGCTACAAGGGGATGAACACGACCCGTCTGGTCGCAGCCGGCCAGCGTGGCGGGTGGGACGCCAAATTCAACGACATCACAGCCGGTCGGTACGCGGTCAAGGTGACAGTCGGCCCATCGTACGCTACACAGCGCCAGGAGAGCAGCGAGTACATGCTGCGTCTAGTCTCGGCGCTGCCCAAGCAGATGGGTCTCGGTGCCGACCTGATCGTGGGCAACTCGGGTGTGGTGGGCGCCGATGTGCTGGCCGAGCGGATCAAGAAGACCCTGCCGCCGGGCATCGCCAAACCGACCCCGGGTGAAGAGCCGATGCCTCCGCAGCCACCCAACCCCATGGCACAGATGCAAATGGAGAAGGTCAAACTGGAGCAGGAGAAGGTTAAGTTGCAAGCCGCCAAGGTCGAGGTTGAGAAACTGAGGGTTGGCAAAGAGGCACAGGGCGAGATGTCGAGCCTGAGACAAGAGATACTGAGCGTGCTGGCCGAGTTACATGGTCACACACCACAGGCAGCAGCACAGCAGCAGGCGGTGCCGGCCAACGGGCAAGTATCACCATTCTAAAGGGATGCCGCCTATCGGGCAAGCAAGGAGAGGAAAATGGAAGTTACTGACGGGAGTGTGACCACCACCACGGAGCCTGTAGCACCTGTCGAGCCGGTAACCCCGGCACCAGCCGAGCCACCGACCGACCCTGCGCTCACCGACCCCCCGGCACCGGTCGAGCCACCCGCTGAGCCTGATAGCACAACGGGACTCAAGGCAGCGGCGGCAGCGGAACGGCGAAAACGACAGGAGCGCGACGAGCAGCTACGACAGGCACGCGAGGAAGCGGCATTTCTCCGTGGGCAACTTGCCGCAGCCACACCGGCACCGCCCGCCGAGCCGGTCGCACCGTCAGGTCCACCGGTCGCACCCAAGTCCGATGACTACGAGTCATGGGATGATTTTCAGGCAGCCGACCGTCAGTACATCGTCAAACTGGCCGAACACAACGTCCTACAGCGCATCGAGCAGCGCGACCAGCACCTGGTGCAACAGCGCACTCAACAGGAGACGGACACCAAGTGGGAGAAGCAGCGGGTCACAGCGGTCACACGCTACCCCGACTTCCAAGAGGTGATCAGCAATCCGGCATTCGGTCAGTCAGCCACCGTTGCCGAGGTCATCAAGTCCAGCGAGAACGGCGCCGACGTGGCGTACTACCTCGGGACCAACCTGGCTGAATGCAACCGCATCAACGCCCTGCCGCCGATCCAGGCTGCAATGGCACTCGGGCAGATCGCCGCCACCCTCGCCAACAAACCGGCACCGGCACCGCCCCGCGCAGTATCCCAGGCACCCGAGCCGATTGCCACGGTGCCATTGGGTGTAAGCCCACAACCGTTTGACCCTGAGACGGCTAGCTACAAGGAGTATGTCGCACACCGCCAAGCATCAATGAGACCTCTACGCAGGTAAAATAAAAGGAGAAATACCATGGGTAGTAACGTAATTTTAACGGACGCGGTGATCGCGAAAGAGGCCATGATGGAGTTTCAGAACACCATCGGCTTCCTGAAAGGCGTTCGCAAGCAGTATTCCAGCGAGTTCGCTCGTTCCGGCGCTCAGATCGGCAACACGATCAACGTCAAGAAACCGAAACGCTGGACCGTCCAGCAGGGACCGGCCATCGTACCGCAGGGTCAGACCGACGAGACGGTACCCCTGACCCTCAACCGCTTCTGGACCATCCCGATGTCTTTCAGCGATGTCGAGCGCACACTGCACATCGAAGAGTTCCGTAAGCAGTACATCGTGCCGGCGATCAGCAAGATGGCATCGCAGATGGACCTGGAGTGCCATGTGGCTGCCTGCACCGGTCTCTACCCGACCGCCAACAGCCTCGGCTCCTACGCCTGCCCGGGCGCCGGCCCGATCAACACCGTCATCGGCACCCCCGGTACCACCATCGGCACGGCGGGCGGATCGGCTGCGGGTCTCTTGCAGTACAATGCGCCGACCGCATTCCTGAACGCCGGCCTGCTGCTGGACAACCAGTGTGCCCCGAACGACGGCAACCGTCACATGGTCCTCAACTCGGCTGCACACGCCAGCTCGGTCGCCAGCCTGTCGGGCCTGTTCAACCCGCAGGGTCTGATGGCCGAGCAGTACCGCAAAGGATACCTGGGTGATGCTCTCGGCTTCCAGTTCGCCAAGGATCAGAACGTCTACTCCTTCACCAGCGGTACCCGCGCCATCTCCGGTGCCGAGACCACCACCACGGTCGCATGGACAGCCGGTGCAACACCCTCGGCAACCATGGTCTTCACGGCGGCTTCCGGCGACAACACCAAAACCCTGGTCCCGGGCGACGCGTTCACTGTCGCCAACGTCTACGCGGTCAACCCCGACAACCAGCAGAACACCGGCATCCTGTACCAGTTCGTCGTGGCCGAAGCGGTCACCCTGGCAACCGGCGCCAACAACGTGGTCGTCAGCAACCCGCCCAAGGTAGTCGGCCCGACTACCGCATACGGCACCGTAGCCGTTGTGGCAACCAGCGCCACCGCAGCCGTGGTGTTCACGACCGGCGCGGCATCCACGGTCAGCCCGCAGAACATGGCTTTCCACGAATCGGCATTCACACTCGGTACCGCCGACCTCCCCATCGACATGCCGAACTGCCGCGCAACCCGCGTCAGCGAGGAAGGAATCTCGATGCGAATCGTTACGGGTTATGACATCATGAGTTCGGCTACGATAACGAGATTGGATGTTTTGGGCGGATTTGCTGTACATCGGCCAGAATGGGCCGTTAGACTTGCCTCATGAGTAAGTAGTTGATTTACTTAGGTTTTCTCCGAGCAGCACACGCCAGTTTCATGGTTTCAGCATTGGTCATGGGTGGGGTAGTCAGACTTTTAGTAACATCCCATTTTCGGACCTTAATACGGTCCCATAGGGTGCCAACGGTAAGTCCGACTATCTCCGCCCATTCCGTGAGACACTTTGTCTCCCCGTTGTAAGTAAGAAGAGTGTTAGTGGATTTATTTCGGGAGTTTTCAGAATGGGTCACCCATCGACAGTTAAAAGGCCCATAATCCCCATCGTTGTCGATTCGGTCGATCTGGAGACCAACAGCGTGGCCGTAATGCATATCCTCAAGAAATTTATCCATATCGTGCCAGTCTGGGCACACAGATATGCCCCTACCGCCGTACCGGGTGTATCTCTTGTTTGTAGGATCGTAGCATCGGTTCATCATGTTTCGCCACACTATAAACAGGGGTTCGCCCCACCGACCGTGTTTTTTACGGGAGCAGCCACAACTGATAGCGGGTCGGTTTTTGGTCCTCAACTGATTGACACGGGTGATAAAACCAGTCACACCACATTTGCAATCGCACCGGGCGATGTAGTTGTACGTCCCCTCAATAACGTAAGTCTCTCGGACAGTGAGACCGCCGTACACTTCACCGGGTTTGATGCAGTCAAAATCCTTCTGGACAAGTCTCTGGTCTGGTTTAAGTTTCATTTTCAATCCTCCTTTGGGGTGTGTGGTGCGAATGTTTTGTACCACACAGTAAGTTAACTTGCAACACCTTTTCGTCACTCTAACCGATTGACCACACAATAAGGAGAAATAACCATGTCTCTCGATTCTACCACATTCGTACAATACGGCCCGCTGTCGGGCACCCTGCCCATCGGTATGCGTGCTGGTGCTGATCAGGCAGCCGTCACCACGACCGCAGCCACCTCGACCACGCCGTTCGGGTTCGGTGCAGCGGCCCAAGCCGACGCAATCGTCGCACTGTGCAATGAGATGAGAGCAACCCTGGTTGCGGCGGGTCTGATGAAAGGCGAGGCGTAGTATGCCGCCTAAACTTCCGACGATCCAGAACCGCAAACCCAAGGTCAAGGCCAAGCCATCAGGCGGCATGACCATCACGGTCGGCAAGCCGATGGCCGGCATGAAGATGAAGAACTGCTGATAACCAGAGGGCCGGTGTGACTATCTACCACCGGCCCTCGCTACATGTGAGCCACCATGCACATCCTATTCGCCACCCCATCATACCGAGGTATCACCTACGCGCCGTTTCTCGACTCGCTGGAGCAGACCATTGCCCTGTGTACTGAGCGCGGCCACACAACCGAGTTTTACATGGTGACGGGTTGCTGCTACGTGCAGACGGCCCGTAACCAGATTGTCAAGCATTTCCTCGACTCAGGCGCCGACGTGCTGTTCTTCTTGGATGACGACATATCCTGGCCGGCGACCGCCGCGCTCAAGGTGATCGAGACCCCGGGCGAAGTGGTCGCCGGCATCTACCCGCTCAAGACCGAGCCGCTACGCTTCCCGGTCGTCATCCACACCACGCCCAACGACTGCCCTGTGCAGCGTGCTGACGGCTGTGTGGCTGCCGCAGCGGTGCCCACCGGCTTCCTGTGCATCCACCGGAGCGCCCTGGAGCGTATGGTGGCAGCGTACCCGGGTCAGCGGTACGTGTGCGATGAGAACGGTGAGATGTACGACCTGTTCCCCCAAGGGGTGAGCGGTGGCCGATGGGTCGGTGAGGATTACGCATTCTGCCGCCTGTGGAGGGAAATAGGTGGGGAGATGTGGGTAGTGTGCAATATTTCATTTACACACGGCTCACAGAGTGGTAACTTCCATGACTATCTGATGGGGGGGGGTGACGGTATGGACAGTGTACCGGTACAACAGACCTGTTTCTGGTTACAAGATAAACGATGCCCTCGCTGTGGCTCGTCACTGATCAGTGACGGCAAACACATATGGTGCTCGTTTGTGGGTAATCGTGAGCAGAAGGGCTGTAGTTATGGTATCGATGGTACGAAAGTGCCGTTGAATGCGGAGGGGTAGATGGCGAGGGTAAACGTAGGCAAGAGAATTTTCACCGATCCCAACGGGATATTCAAGACCATATCGGTATTCAGCGAGGTGGAGCCTGCACCCGAGGTCAACCAGATACGCGAGTTCCGACCCAATCTGGCTGAGATACTGGCACAGGCCGCCGCCGAGCAGCAGGCCGCCGAGCAGCAAGCCGCCGAGCCGGTCACACCGCTGACAGAGCATCGTGACGTGTCTATGGCGCCTGTGATCGGTCTGATTGAGCAGTTGGCACCCGAGCCGCCCGTAGCCGCACCTGCCAAACCCAAGCGGCCATACAAGCCGAGACCGTACAAGCCGCGACCCAAGAAGAAGCTGTGACGTGAGGTGTGACCATGCAGGTACGAGAACTATTCATAGCGATCCTTGAGGTCGTAGGCGTCGTGACCCTTGACGAGCAACCGGAAGCCAGTGATATGCAGAAAGTCCGTCGCCACGTCAACCTGCTACTTGGCAGCCTATCAGCTCGGCACCTGGTCCAACTCACCCCCACCACCGAGTCGTTCACCCTGACAGCCGGTGTGGCCGCCTACACCATCGGCCCATCAGCCGACCTGAACACCGCCAAGCCGATTAGCATCCTCGCTGCCCATATCAACGGTCTACCACTCGACCTAGCGACCCAGGGCGAGTACAGCGTATGGCCGTCACCCACACGCGAACTCTATTACGATGCCGGCGCCACTCAGTCAGCCGCCCCGGGTATCATCCACATCAACCCCACGCCCGATGCCGCCGACACCCTGACCATCGACAGTCTCAAATACCTGACCTCGTTCAGCGCCCTGACCGACACGGTGACTTTCCCCGACGCCTATCTTGCCATGTTGACCTACAACGGCGCAATGGCTTGCTGGAGACCGCTCGGACGCACCGGCCCCCCGCCACCCGACATACGGATGATGGCTGAGAGGACCATGAAGGTCATCGAGAACATGAACGCCCGACCCATGATCATGAGGACCGATGTGCCGAGCGTCACGGGCGGTAGGTATAACATACTGACAGGAGAATACCAATGACACGTATCCTACTCACCCTGACCGTGCTGCTCACCCTGACCGTCACCGCTGCCATAGCCGAGAACCAGGGCGACGGGTCGTTACTCTACCGAGGTACCTACGTACAGGGCTGGTCACCCAATGGGTTGTACTCAGCGACGGCGACCGCCAGCGCGACCTATGATCTGACCAATTTTCTGGCGTATGGCATCTACTGCGCGTCGGATTGCTCGGCCAGGCTCATGTCAACCAGCGCCAAGGGTACCTACCCACAATTCACCATACCCGGGGGATCGTGGTATGTGGGGGTCAAGAACATAGCCACACCGTTCATGAACGTCTCTGGCGCCCACCAGTGGCAGCAGCAATGAAACGGGCAGCGTGTGTGGTCATACTGCTGACGCTGTGCGGCTCGGCTGCAGCGATCAGTTGGCCGCTCGGGGGTATAGGCGGTCGGTCAGTGGGGTCGCAATGGGTCGATTTGGTGCCGTCGCTATCGTGGTCACCATCGTCCCTCGCATTCAGTAATCACTCCACCGGCACGCTGACCAGTGCCACGTTCACCCTGTCGAACTCAGGCAACGACACCGCCGAGGATGTGACAACCAGCGTCACTGGTGCCGGGTTCAGGCTCTACAGCTCAACCACATTCGGCAACATCTCATCGGGCCGCAGCCGCACGGCAAAGGTGGCATTTGAGCCGGTGGCAGGGGTGGCATACAGCGGGTTCTTGAGCTACTCTGCGCCGAACATAGCTAGGGTGGGAGCTGCGTTGAGTGGGACGGGGGTAGCCCCTGAAGGGGTCGATTCAACGCCGGATGCCTTCATCTTTACGGATCAGACAGACGTAGCCCTTTCATCCACCATCACCTCTGCCACTATTACCGTTACCGGTATCGACACGGCATCGGTAATCAGCGTGACGGGCGGCACGTATGACGTTAACGCCAGTGGGAGCTTCACTGCCAGCAGCGGCACAGTCAGCAACGGCGACACTGTGAGGGCGCAACATACCAGTTCGGCCAGCAACTCCGCGGCTACCGACACCGTTGTGACCATCGGGGGCGTAAGCGGTACGTTCAGCAGTACGACGCTGGCAGTCGATCCCTACACTATCTATTGGGCTAACTCTGTGACCTGTGCAGACGGCGTAAGTTCTACCGTAGTTGGTGCCTGCACCACAACCAATGCCTTTAGTTCGATGACTGATTCGCTAGCCCAAATGAGCGTCAACGGTAACGCTCTAGTAGTCACCATGAGTGCGTCGTCCACAACTGCGACAGCCAACAAAACCGCGATGACGGCACATCAGGATGTCCGGTGGCAAGCAGATGTAAAATTCGGAAGCGTCACTGCAACCGGCAATTTCAGCCAACTTGGCAGAGTGTCCGGTCCCATCAACAGCATGACCGCCATGCCGGAAGTTTACACCTCTGGAGGGGTGATAGCCGGTATACGGATCAAGTATCAAGATGGCGACCTGACACAGCACACATCGGCCAACTACCCCTATGCGTTCCAGGCCGGAATTACCTATACAATCGCAATGATGATAAAAGGGAGTACCGACACAGCAACCACTGATGGTTACTACAGTCTGACAATAAATGGTGCCGATATTATTCCTGAAACAGCGATCAAAACAGCAGGGGTTACGCTCAACGCTGCAACATTCGGTGTACAGCTACAGTCAGGGGCGACGACCAACATTATTACTTTTGACAACCTTTCAGTGGGGTATAAATGATGGGATATATAGTGCTGACGGCGGTATCTATCTTGTGGGCGTCTTTTGCTCACGCCGATCCTGCTCAGTTCACAGGGCTGCTCACGGACTCGGTGGACTACACCTGCGTGAGTACAGGGGTGACCCCCTGTACAACATGGCCATTGCCGGCGCAACCTGCGTTTGGATCGACCTATGTTGACCCGCTGTTCGGGACGACCATAAAACGCATCAATGCCCCAACTGTTTGCGACCCAGGAGTAGGGGGGTGGTTACCCTGCGAAGAACGCCAGTTTATGCCGAACTATCCAAAACAGCAGGCATGGAACGCTGATGGAACTAAGTATGTCCTGACTGACCAGTATAGTAACCCTATACTGTACAGTTCTGCTACTGATGCAGCCGTACAAGCTATACCAAAATTGCAGTCACACGCGCAAAAAGATTTAAAATGGTCAAATAGTGATCCTGATTTATTATATGTGGCGAAACTTCTCACTATATCTTCATACGTACCAAGCACTGATACCCTGACTGCGCTGCACAACTTTACATGCACAGATGGAACAGACAATGGGGATAGAGTTGATAACGGTGATGAAGGAAATTCGTCCTACAGCGACAGGTATTGGGCATTAAGATGTTATAAAGCTGCTGCACCCGCAAGCGGGAAACAGCTTAAATATTTCACGTATGATGCACAAACAGATACGATTTTGGCAGACAAAACGCCTGACGATCTATGCGGCGGAACATGCCCTTCGGCGGCAAATAACAAATTTGTGGACTGGATGGGTTTTAGCCCTTCAGGTGATTACGTGATTGTTAACTATACTGTTATTGGTAATGGTAACGATTCACTTGGACATGTCAGAGGGACAGGCACAGAACTTTTTGACAAAGAGTTAAATTATATCGGGTACATTACTAACAACCACGAACATCAGGATATTGGATATGATGTTAACGGTGTTGAGGTTCTTGTCGGAATGTGGGAGAGCACAAGTGAGGTCACAAAGGAACGGCTTGGCTATATCCATAAACTAAGCGATATCGCTCCAACTTACGTTGCGCCAAAGCTTGTCACGTTCCCATGTACATACTCCTATCTTACTTCGACGTGTGGCGGCGGATCAGGACAGTACAACCAAGGCCATATTTCCATGCGAGCATCGCAGGACGTAAATAGCACAACAAAAGGGTGGGCGCTTTGGTCATCGTACAGACCAGTTGACTCTACCGGCAGAGGTTGGGGAGCGAATGAATTATTTGCAGTAAAAATAGATTCGACTGTAGCAAACAGCACCACATGGCATCGCATCGGTAGAACCATGTCAATCAGGAATACCACTTACAACGCCGAACCACATGCTACGGTCAACCGTGACTGGACTAAAGTACTGTGGGGATCGAACTGGAACACCGCAGAAGGTCCAATCAATGCTTATATGATAACACTGGACGGTTCGGCTAACCCCGCAGACCTTGTAGTACCCACAACCACCGCCAACAAACCCGCAGGCCGCTACGCCGCAACGCAGACGGTCACCCTGTCAGCCAGCGAGACGGCAACCACGCGCTACTGCTTCGGCGCAGGCTGCACCCCCTCGGTCACATACTCGGCACCGTTCAAAGTATTGCAAAACCTGGCGCGGCAGACCTACTGCTATGCCAGCACCGATGCCGCGCTGAACGCTGAGGCGACCAGGTGTGTGATTCTGACGAAACAACGGAGGCGATAACATGGCCCGTACCATAGGAGAATACCAATGAGTCCTTTACCATTCCTGTTCCATGCCGACCGATTGGATAGATCGGTAGCCAAGTGGCCGGATGCCTTTGAAGTGGTCAGGATGGACATGCAGAGCGAGCCGAAGTACTACGGCGGTCTGCACTCTGACGGCATGTTCATCATTCGCAAACACAGCACCACGGACGGTGACGAGCACATTGTATTCTACCTCGGCGCCCCGGGCGAAACGCTGGCGACCAAGTGGGCGGATAGAGCGTCGGTCACCTACGTCGAGTATGACGACGTTATCTTAGAGTAGGAGGCGACATGTTATATCTTTTATGCGGTGTGATCATCGGGCTGGTTATCGGTCGGCTGCTGTGGTATACGGTGCCCGATGCAGTCACACCGGCACCCGATGCAGTCACACCGGCACCCGCCGCGCATCAGTATGACCCGATATCCAGGATGCCAGTCAGGAAATTGTTGCTGTTGGTGTTCCTGCTCATATCCTCCACGACATACGCAGCCAGCATAGCCGTCATGGACCCGTTTACCAAGGGACCAAAAGCACTGGTGGCTGGTGATGGTATTGCTTTTACAGGCAGTACGATATCAGCGACGGGCATACCTGCTGGCGGAGTAACGCAGGCGGCGTTCGACTCGTACTCGGCGGCACAGGCTGTGGCTCTCGCCGGCAAGCTCTCCACCACCGGCACAGCAGCCAACAGTCTCCAACTCGGCGGCGAGGATGCGGCTACGGTACTGGATGGTGCGGCTAAGGGGGCTACGGCGCTGCAGCCGGACAACGAGGTTTACGCAGCCAGTTACAACGGCGGGGCGCTCAACTCAGCAACTATCATTGCAGCAATAACGGGTATCGGTAGCGCGACCAAAACCCTCGTCTTGTCCCCTGGTGACTGGGCCATGTCTACAAGCGTCACCATACCAGCCAACATTACTCTTAGGGTCATGCATGGGGCCGCAATCGTGAGGACATCAGGCGACTTGACAATAAACGGGCCACTGGAAGTGAGACAGGAAACATGGCTGAAAGGGTTTACGGCAAACAGACTCAAGCTTGGCAGCAAAGTTACTCAAATCTATGCTGATTGGTCTGATGCTGTAGGAGACGGTACAGTAAATGACTCAGCGCCTATCTGCTCAATCATCAATGCAGGGTCTCCAGGGGCCAATGTATATCTTAATGGGAGCAAGAAATATAATGTTTCCGACACTTGCTACTCTGTCAGCTCCATAAAATTGTGGGGTAATGGAGCCACCATCGTAAATAACGCAGAATCTGTGTCTTTAAGTTTTGGAGGGGGCAAGACCACTCTTACAGGCCAAGCTGTCGAGTGGACAGCAGGAGTCAACACCTTCACCCTTCCCGCTGGTCACGGCGCAGTGGTCGGAGACTTAGTTGTATCCGCCAATAGCACGCCGTACAGTACTAGCGGTAGCTCGTACCAACGTGGGGTTTTTACCGAAATAACAAAGATTGTAGGAAACTTGGCAAGTATAAGTGTGCCAGCAAAGACCACTTTTACCGCTGATACGTTCCAAGTTCTTTATAGAGTCGATGGGCTAGAGGTCCACGATTTAATCTTCGACAACAGTGCAACCACGCTAGCATCCTCGGGCATGTGGGTACAGGGTAAAGACATAGAAATAGACAATATTGAAGCTCAAGGTTCCTATTACGCTAATGCGGGGATGAGAGTAACCGCCATGCGTGGCCTAATCAGCAACGTGCAGTCAACTGGTTACATCGGACAGGCGCCGTACTGTATAACTAATGGCGGCGACGGCGGCAGGCCATGCGGCTACGGAATGACTGTGTACGGCCATGCCGTCACCATAGACCACTCCACATTTGCTGACTCCAAACACTCACTGTCTTTATCCCTTGGAGAGTTTACTTCCAGTGGGATTGAAATTTCAAACAGTTTCATAACTCAAGACCCAGCACTGTACGGCGTGCCAGGAGCAGGTACCGCTGGCCCTCTTTACATGATGGCTCTTGACATGCACAACAATATTTCTGAAGTCTACGTTCACGGAACTACCATCATCGGGGCCAGCGATTACGGGGCTGTCAGTATCCGTGGTGGTGGAGATGGCGTGAAGTTCTACGGTAATACAATTCACTTTTGGAATAATACAGGGAATAAAAGTTCCATATTCAAGGTTCAAGATGCAGACTTGGTGGATCTGGATATAACCAACAACACGATCACAGCCGTAGCCGCAGATACTCCATTAGTCGTGGACGGGAATGGTTTTACCGCCGACCCTGCCCTAGTTAAAACGCTTCACAATAGGATGATAAACATAACCCATGCAGGGAATAACCCGCCACTGGACAATGTGAGTGGAACAGCGTCGGGGCTTTCAGCGGCTTACATTGATTGGGCTGCGTCATCAGGTGGGTCCAGTATTGCGAATAAGCCGGTCCTACCATCCGATGTTTCTTGCGCATCAGGCAATCATGTCAGCGCATTCGTAGCTTCAACAGGGGCGTACACCTGCACGGCAGATACGGGAACAACCGAAGGTGGCACTGGCACTGTTAATAGTGGCGCAGCGGGGCAGTTCGCCACGTACCCATCAGAAGGTACAGCCGTCAGCGGGCATACTCTGACATCGTCCGACGTAACAACAGCTCTGGGATTCACTCCAGGGACAGGATCGGTGACAGGAGTGTCTTCGGCCAACGGAGACATTACGGTTTCACAGTCAACCCCCACTCCTTCTCTCACGCTAAACAGCGGAACAGGAAATAATCAGATTGTTAAGCGCGACGCCTCGGGTAAGTTTCCTGCAATATCCGCATCTGGTAAGTATGACTTTACTGGTGCACTGAACAGTAACGAGGGAATTTATGTAAATAACACCGGGACTGCGGGAACAGGTGTATGGGCCGCCGGGACCGCTAATGGGGTGTATGCATATAGCCCGGCAGGTTTAGGGTTTAGCGGAGCGTCTACGACAGGGAAGGGGGGTTTGGCTACCTCAGAGCTAGGGGTAGGCATGGAAGTTTCTCAGACGGGGGTACTCGTTGCCTCGATATGGCACCCCACACTGTATGTCCGACGCGCTCAGACCCTCGGTGCATACAACTCCAATTACCCGATCATCAAGGGCGAGGACATTACGGCGAGTGCTGGAGATTTGCTAGAGCTGATAAAGCAGGGTGCGACAAAGTTCAAAGTGACAAATACGGGGGCAGTTACTGCGGGGGCGATTACAGGGACGACGATTTCAGCCACAGCCAACACCGACTACTCCACAGGCACCGCCGCACCCTCCACCACCGGCAACCTCGCAGTAGACGCCAGTGCCAAGGGGAAATACGAGTTTGCCCCGACAGGCACGACGACGCAGTCAGTCGTTTTCTCTGGCAACCCTTCATCCGGCAAGGTGCGCTACGTCACCATCCAGATCGACACAGCGGCTTCAGGAGTGACTACGCTGGCATGGCCGACAGTAGGCAGCACATTCGGCTGGATGGGAACTACCGGCTTCTCTGGGGCGCTCACGGCATCGAAGCGCTACAAGTACGTTTGCGAAGTAGGACCAACAAAAACAGAGTGCGGCATCGCGGGAGAGGGGTACACGCCATGATCACTGTTTGCGGCTAGTTTGCCGCAAATAACTTAGGGATGTCCGAAGGGAGGATTTATGAATTATCTGATTATTTTTGCATGGTATGCGTCCATAGCGGCGGCATTTATGCTTGGGTACCAAAAAGGCTGTGATGTGAAACAATCCAACCCTGAAACTCGGGAGCCAGCATGAAACTCAGAACACTCCTAACCGCCCTTGCCCTCCTGCTAACCGCCTCGCTATCGTGGGCGGGAGGTCCGGAGATGCTGCTGATGGTGACAGGCAGGCAGTGCAGCATCCCCGCAATAACTGAAGGTGACGCGATTAACGGCTACACCAGCGTGTCGTGCAGGGGCATCTCAGACACCGGCACCAACATCATCATTCCCAACGGAACCGGCAACTTTACCGCTGACGCAAGGTGCAGCGGGGGGACAGGGACAGTCACAATCGAGCTGATATGGGGTGTGACTGTTCGTGACAGCGTGACGTGCGGCCCTGGCGAGGATAAGACCGAGGCGCTGACATTCCCGGTCACCGCCAGTTCAAGTAACAAATTCCAAGTGCGAGCGACGAACATCGGGGCAGCATGGTATCTCGCTGATAATTTCCAGATACCTGACCCGTAACAGCGCAGACACCAGCATAGGAGCCGACCACATGCGTCTACCATCCATCCCGAGCGCCTATCAGGGCCGCTCGATCAACCAGGAGTCAGCCAGGCTGATCAACTGGTACCCCGAGCTGACCAACGCCCCGGGGTCCACCAGCATAGCCATGCTCATCGGCACCCCCGGCCTACGTCTGTTCAGCGGTGGCATAGCCAGCCCCGTGCGAGGTGTGATCACCGGGCCGGATGGCTTGCTGTACGCTGTCCAGAGCAACGCATTGATACGTGTCAGCGCCACGGGCGAGGTATCAGCGGCACTCGGCAGCCTGACCACCTCCACCGGCAGGGTTAGCATGGCTCAGAACGGTCTGCTGGCTGACGGGATCGGCGGCAACCAGATAGCCATCGCAGACGGCGCGGCTACCTACATCTATAACACGGTCACAGAGGCGTTCAGTACCGTCGCCATGCCATTCACCCACCTGACGTTCATCGACAGCTATTTCATCGGGGTAGACGGCACCATGTCAGCCTACGCCAGCAATATCTATGACGGGCTGACATGGAACCCCTTGGCGACATCCCCCATCCAGGCACAACCCGACTCGGTGCAAACGGTCCTGAGCCTGTACCAGCAGCTATTTTTCATCAAGGAGTTCAGCACCGAGATTTACTACAATAACGGTACGGCCACCAGTGTCGGATTCCCCTACAGCCGCATGGCCGGCGCGGTGATCAACTACGGCACCCCCGCCCCCTGGTCGGTCGCTCTCGGCGGGTCGTCGGTCCTGTTTCTAGCGCATGAACGGGATTGCTTCATCGGCGTCGTCATGCTGAACGGCTACATGCCGACCGTGGTCAGCCCGCCCGCTGTCATCTGGCACATGAGCCAGTCAACGGACCTCAGCCAATGCTTCGGTTACTGCTATAGCGACGAGGGGCATACGTTCTACGTCATCACCAACCCGGTTGACAATTGGACATGGGTCTACGACCTGACCACGCAGATGTGGCATGAGAGGGTCAGCGGTGGCACGGTCGGCAGGCACAGGGGTAACTGCTACGTCCGAGCCTACGGGATGCACCTGATTGGTGACTACCAGAGCGGTCGGCTGTACGATATGGGCAGCCAGTACCATACGGATGCTGGTCAGCCGATCACCTCGCTGCAGCGTACTCAGCATCTCGCTGATGCCGACTTGGGTGACATATTCATTGGCGAATTGCAGGTAGCCATCGAGTCGGGTGTAGGTCTGGACGGGCCAGCCACCCCGGCAACCGCTCAGGCCGTGCTGGACCCGGCAGGCGCCGTGGCCGGTGTGACCATCCTGCAGGGTGGCGCAGACTATATCGCGGGTATGTCGGTCACAGTGCTGATGCAATCGGTGGACGGCAACGGATCGGGCGCAACGGCATCGGCTACACTGACCCACGGCAGCGTGACAGGTATCACGGTGACCGACCCGGGTAGCGGGTACACCCTACCACCATCGGTCACTATCCTCGGTCAACCGGTTGCCCCCGTGATGGCACTGAGCATCAGCCGTGACAGCGGGCACACCTGGAGCAGCGAGTATCCGCGCAGCATGGGTGGCCCGGGCGACTACCGGCAACGGCTGGTATGGCGGTCCCTTGGTCGAGCGCGAGACAGGGTGTTCCAATTACGCTGCTCCAGCCCATGCAAGCGGGTGGTCCTCGGGTACGTGGTACAACCAGTATGAGCCGCGCACCGGTAGAGGCACCCCTGAGACACATGGACCCCGCCAGCACGGTGACCAGCCCCCGATGGCTGCAATGGTTTCAGCAGACGTTCGACCGGGCTGTCACGGGGTTCAACGGTCGGTTTGGCGCCGTGATGCCGCAGGCCGGCGACTACTCTGCCGACCAGGTGACCGGCGCCGTACCGGATACACGCACGGTCAACGGCCATGCTCTCACAGCCGATGTGACCGTCACACTCGCTGACGTGGGCGGTGAGGCTGCCGGCGCGGTGGCAGCTCACCTCGGGGCATACCAGCACGATGACATCGCCCATACAAACCGAGCGGTACTGGACGCCGCACCGGATTTTACCGCGCTGCCGGTCCATGCCGACAACGCTGCTGCTCTGGCCGGTGGGCTGATTGCCAGTGTGCCATACCGGACGGCAACCGGCGTGCTGATGGTGGTGTATTAATAGCTTGCCACACGCTGTCACACGGTGTACAATGCCGTGCGACAAGGAGCCATGCCCCGTATGACCGATGAGCGAGTGAAACAGTTACAGGATGAGATACTTAAGATGCCGCAGGCCGAGGGGTCCGTGCGACATATTTTCATGCCTGGTATCTACATGCGGGAACTCACCATACCGGCAGGCGTAGTGAGTGTTGGTCATAATCACCGCTACAATCACATCAGTATGCTGACCAAGGGTCGTATCACCGTACTGAACAATGACGGTAGCCTGACCGAACTCGTAGCACCGTTTACCATGATCAGTTCCCCCGGCAAGAAATGTGCTTATTCTCACGATGAGGTAGTATGGGTTAACATCCACGCTGCACCATGCACGGATGTTGAGACAATGGAGCAACTACTTTACGACTGGTCGGACGCACCGGATCGTATCAAGGAGTTGCCCGACAATACGTCAAGTGATGATTACCAGCAGATGCTTATCGAATGGGGTCTTACCGAGGATGATGTACAAGCCGAAACCCAAGTTGATAACGTCGCACCGATGCCATACGGTATCCATAAATGCAAGGTGTCCGATTCCAAATTGCACGGTAAGGGTGTTTTTGCGACAGCGAACATATCGGACGGTGAGTTGATCGCCCCTGTGTTCATGGACGGTTTACGTACTCCAATTGGTCGTTACATGAACCATTCCGGTAACCCTAACGCTGTAGTGATCAAGGCACCCAATGGTGATAATTACCTCATGGCGACTCGCAACATACAGGGGTGCATGGGTGGAAATGACGGTGAAGAAATTACCACGAACTATAGAGAGACGCTTAGGCTCCTAGGGAGGACACCATGTCAGGTTGGGTAGCGGCAGCAGTAGCGGGTGCGGCAGTCGTGGGTGCTGGTGCTGCGGTATATTCGTCCAATCAGTCCAGTGCCGCAGCAGCCAATGCGACAGCCGGCAATAAAGCGGCAGCCGGTGACGCCACCGCCCTCCAGAAATACCAGTTCGACGTTCAGCAGGACAACATGCGCCCCTGGCTCACAGCCGGCACAGGGGCGGTCAACCAGCTAGCCAACCGCATGGGTGTAGATACCCAATCACTCAATACAGCGTACCAGAGACTTACGACCGCTGAGATAGACACCCTCAACAACCGTGGGTCGTATTCCACGGAGTCGTACTACGACCCGGGTACCCTACTCAAGTACGATCTGAGCAAGGAATGGTATCGTGGACCGGATGGCTCCATTGTTGATAAACCGGCAACCATGGTCACAACCCCCGGTATGAGTGTATCGGACCCGGGCAACCTGCTCAACACACCCACCTTCCAATTCGACCAGAGCAAGGTGCAGACGGACCCCGGGTACGCATTCCGAATGAAGCAGGGTGTGAACGCGATCACCGCAGCAGGAGCGGCGGGCGGCAACCTCGGCTCGGGCAACCTTGGCGTAGCCCTCCAGAACTACGGTCAGGAACTCGGTAGCCAGGAGTACGGCGCAGCTTACCAGCGGGCCTACGGGAGCCAGATGGACCAGTACAACTCCGGTCTGAACGCTCAGAATACCCTGTTCAACCGCCTGAGCGGGGTAGCCGGCACGGGGCAGACCGCAGCCGGTCAGATCGGTGCAGCCGGCATGGGGATGGCAAACAACGTGGGGCAGATTGCCACTCAGACAGCCGGCATGAACGGACAGATCGAGATGCAGAACGCGCAGCAGCAGGGCAACATGGTGGGTAACGTGCTCCAGACCGGCGTCAACGCCTACGGTGCCTACAACCAGAACCAGTTGTACCAGAACTACTTGAACGGTGGGGCAAACGGTCAGACCTACGGTCAGGCTGGTGGAAATATCAATAACGTAGACTTCGGCAGCTTCGGGGATACGTCCTCGATGAGCTGGTAGGAGGCCGCACAGTATGCAACCACTTGACTTCACCCCCATATCGAACGCCCCGCTGCAAGCCATGCAGGCAGCCGCCTACGGTGACGCGATGCAGGCCAACCGGCTGCAGAACCGACTGGCCGGTATGGCCGCCGCCGAGGACCAGCGCAAGAAGACGGTTGCCGGTCTGGTTGCCGGTGCGTTGTATGGTCCACAGCAGCAAGGCGGTGTGACCACCCCACAGCAGCCGGTCAACCAGTTGGCAGCCACACCGCAGCAGGCACCGAGCGGCATGGACCCGCTGGTAGCGTTCCAGCGTCAAGGCGATCCGCAGGCCGCTGCGCTGATGGGTGAGATGGCTCAGGTGCCGGGTGGTACGGCGCCAGTCAACCAGCTTGCGCCAGCGGCCCCGGCTCAGGCAGTCACACCGGGGGGTATGAACCCTGTCCAATTCCCCGGTAGTCCCGCAGCAGCCAAGGGTGGCAAGGTTGGACCCACCGCAGCGGCGACCGACTACACGGAACAGCGTGTCAGGCTGCGCGACCTGTACAACTCCGGTCAGATCACCGCTCAGGATGCTCACACCTACGACCAGCAGATCACCGCTGCCGAGACAGCACAGCGTGCCACCCGCACCGAACCCAAGATGGCGATGTACAAGGAACTGGCTGGCAAACTGGTAGCCGAGGGGAACAACGAGGGTTTCCAGGCGCTGTTCAAGCAGGCCCAGGACGATCCCGATGTCAAGGGCATGATACCGAATATCGGTGACATCACGATCACCGGCAAGGGTCAGACCGAGGTCACACGCCCGTTCACCACCCAGGAGCTTGCCAACGTCGCCGCAGCCAACCCGACACTCGGCATCAACCCCGAGGTACCCGGCCTGTTCAAGATGACAATGAAAGGCGGTAAGGTGGTCGGATGGGAACCCAAGGAGCCGCGTGACCCGATCAGCACGGAGGGCGCGTACCTCGATGGTCTCAAGGCTCAGTTAGCCGCCAAGAACCCCAAATGGTCACCTAAGCAGGTCGAGTTTGAAGCGGCCAAGCAGGTACGCGCCGAGAACGCCGCTGCACTCAAGGACAACAAGAAGTTCACATTCGATCTCAAGAACAGCGGCACTCAGCCGCCCGACTCATTCACCGCCTGGAGCAAGGAAGACAAGCAGTGGTGGTTTGAGAACAAGAAGGCTACCGGTGAGAAGCCCGACTTCGGATGGGGCAAGGAAGCCGGCAGGAGCCGTACTCAATTCGCCAAGGAGTATTCGCAATGGGCGCAGGGTAAAGGTATATCCGGTGCGGAGGCCGGCGCCGACACCCAATCGTTCAAGGCTGACGCCGGGTCGCTCAAATTCAACACCAAGCAGCTCGACGCATCCAGCAGTTTCGTTAGGACCATTGACAATAACATCGACCAGCTTGAGAAGCACATCACCACGATGTCCAAGACGCTCAATCTGGACCGCAACCGCATACTGAACATGGGCACCCGGGATTTCAACAAGAAGCTGGTCGGCGTAGCCAACATCAACATCTACGACATGTTGGTATCGGCTATCAGCACGGAGAACGCCAAGCTGCAGGCCGGTGGCGCTGGCTCGGTCGCACAGGTGTCGGAAGGTGCCCGTGTGGATATGGACAAGATACACGACAAGAACCTGCCCCTGAGCGAGATGATGAAGCTGATGGCAGCCACAAGGCAGGAGGGTGGCAACCGCATCAAGGCACTCAAGGATACCGGCGCCGAGATTAAGCAGCGCATGGCAGGCGGCAAGGAGCCAGCCGCACCCCCGCATATCGGTCAAGCGGCCAAGTGGATCACCAGCGACATGCACGGACGGTGGAGTGATGCTGGTCGCCAGGAGGCTGTCTACAAGAACCTCAAACGTCGCGGGTACGACGATGCCGAGATAGGCCAGGCATTCCAGAGGGCCAAGGGACTATGACGCACGCTGCCGATGCAGTCAAAGAGAACCATCGCCGGCTGGCTGAGTGTGAATATCACAGCTTCCATGACATCACGCCCGACAAGCCGCTGAACAAGAAATACCGCTGTAACCACTGCCAAGGTGAGATCGACAGTCAGGCATACTACTGGTTTATGAGAGGTCTAGCACAACACTAACCTGGAGGGGTGAAATGGATCAAACAGTAGGTTATTTTAGCGCGGGTGGGTCATCTGCAGTTGCGATTAAGCTAGCCATAGACCAGATACAGCGTGTCATGTACACACATATTGACGACCAACATCCTGATTCCATGCGATTCGTCAAAGACTGTGAACAATGGTTTGGGAAAGAGGTTGAGATATGGCAGTCGCCATTTAAGAGTGTTGATTCAGTATGCCGGTATAACTCATTCATTAGGTCGCGTCAAACTGGTGCAGTATGCACTAAACATTTGAAACGAACAGTACGTAAACAGTTTGAATACGAGAATGAAGGCAATCTGCGTATAGTGTGGGGTCTAGATTTCGATGAGAAAGATAGAGCATCCGACATAGTGTCGAATATGCCGAATCATGAACATCTATTCCCCCTCATTGATAGAGAAATGACAAAGGAACACGCTCACGCTGTTCTCGCTGCAAGCGGAATCAGACGACCAGCAATGTATGATCTAGGCTACCACAACAACAACTGTATCGGTTGCGTGAAGGGTGGTATGGGTTATTGGAATAAAATCAGGGTTGATTTTCCAGAAGTATTTGCATCCCGCGCAAAAATGGAAAGAGACATCGGTTTCCCGATAATCAAAAAAAATATATGGCTTGATGAACTTGACCCCGAACGCGGGCGACACGAACCAATGATTATGGGCGATTGCGGGATACTCTGCGAGTTAATAAGCATTTGAGGTGGTGACACATGGGAATCCTTGACGACCTGGCAGCCAAGCACGCCGCAGCGCCTCCAGCAGCCAGCAGCGGTGGGATACTCGATCAGCTTGCCGCGCAGCACGGTGGCACGGCGCCCGCAGGCCCACGCAAGACAGCCAGCGACTTCCTGGCCGACGAGGGTACGGCTGGCACCCGGGTACGCAATTGGGGTAAAGCTAAGGGTCAGTCACTCGGCACCCCGACACGCAAGGGTGTAGCTGACGCCGTGCGACCCATCCTTGAGGGTGGTGGAGCGGTTGCAGGCGGCATCGGCGGTGCGGCGGTCGGCGGCCTGACAGGAGGTGTGACCATCCCGCTGGTCGGCGCGATACCGGGTGCAACGGCTGGCACGGTAGCCGGCTCGGCTCTCGGCTATGCGACAGGCAACCAGCTTGCCGACATGATCGAGGGAGTACCGAACCGTACAGCCACACAACAGGTAGGCAAGACCGTCAACCAGCTTGCGACAGGCGCCGGTCTGGAGATGGGCGGTGCGCTACTTGCCAAGGGTGCCGGCGCACTGGTACAGGGCGGCAAGAACCTCATCCAGCGGGGCGCCCCGCTCAGTCCCGTCCGTAACCGTATCAACGCGGCCCAAGAGTTCGGTGACGCAGCCACAGGTGTCAATGGCAACTGGAAGACGACCGACCCGGGATTTGCTGAGCGCACCACCGTCACCGACAGTAACCGGCTGGCTCAGGTCAAGCAGGCCACCCGCAACCGCGACGACGCGCTGTTCAACCGTCTGAACGCCGACCGCCCGGGTCAGCGACCCCTCCAGTCGAGCGCCGGCCAGCGTGAGGGTGGTAAACTACTCGCCCTGGAGCAGAAGCAGCGGCTCAAGTACAAGACCCGGGGTACCAGCGACGGTGCCATGCCGTTCGATGAGCGGGTGAACCTCAACTCAGCCGTCAACGCCGATGCCGCTCTGACCCGCGTAGGCCGCCAGGTAGGTCGCGGTGAGGCTATGCCAGCCAGCGAGTACGCCAGCACGACCGGTGAGCGGATCGTCAAGTCGGTGCAGGAGTCGGAAGCTCAGGTGGCACCGGAGGTCAAGCGGCTATTCAACCAGCCCGAGTTCAAGTATGAGATGCCCCGAGCCGAGTTTGACGACGCCTTACAGACCACGCTCGATAGCAACCTGGACGAGACCGCACGCAAGGCCGTAGAGGGTGTGGCTACGTTCGCCAAGAATGCTGACAAGACGGCAGGGGGTCTCAAGTCGATCAAGGAGACCATTGACGGCAGGATCAGTCAGGCGATACAGTCAGGCGACCGGGCCGCTGCATCGGCATTGCAACGCGTCAAACAGGGTGTGTGGGATTCGTTTGAGGCAATGGGCAAGTCTGCCGAGGCGGGGGATGTGGCTATCCATGAGGGGCGTATCATATACCCGAGCAAGGTGCGCAGCCAGATGGCCACACTCGATGAGCGCATTGCAGCAGAGCAAGCAGCCGGCGCCAAGCCCGACTTGGTCGCTATGCGTGCTGACATGGGCACTCAACCGGGCATGATGAAGATGACCGGCGAGTCGGACGCCATGTACCAGGCTCGGTTGACAGCGGCGTATGAGAAGGCTGGTAAACCTGTGCCGACAGTCGGTGGCGCGGGGGCTGATGAGGGGATAGAGGTATGGCACGGGAGCCGACATCTTCATGAGGGTGGTTTATCTTTGGACCGTGCGGGGGAACAAGCAGGAGACTTAACCAATAACGGCTTTGTGTTCAGCACCAAGGACGTGGCAGAAAAATATAGATATTCAGGACTTTCAAGAGAAGAACTTGTAAAAATGTTTGGTGAACCTGACGTAAAAAAAATTGAGGGCAGAACCACGTTGTTACACGGGCGTCTTAATTTGAAAAACCCGCTTAAAGTAGATACTACCGGCTATGACTACGGGGCAAAACATTACACTGATGATAAGGGAAAGATACGCTCTAAAGCCCTTGTAGAGTACATTGAACAAATGAAAGCGGGGGGTCATGACGGGATAATCTTTACAAACGTAAAAGACACCCCCGGTGGAAAGGCAGACAGCACAGTATATTATATCAGTGACCCTAGTAAGTTCAAAAATGCAACGGACAAACCACCACAGTCACCCGCACTCACCGAACTGACCGCCCGTCGCCAGACACTCACCGACACCCTGACAGCCGCCCAACCAGCCGAGGATGTGGCAGCCAGCTATGCCAGCGCACGCCGGTACACCCGCGAGGAACAAAAAGACCGCTTCGCCCGGGACACCATCGCTGGCATACTCAAGAAGGGCGATCAGTACGGCGGTCTGAATACCCCGCTGGAGCAGATACCCGACAAGGTGTTCACACCCCGTGGCGCGTTTGAACTGGTCAGGGCCAAGATGCCGTATGTGCCGGCCACCGGACCCGTTGACCAGGCTGCCCGCATGACAGCCGGTCGGCAGGCAGCCGGCGAGCTAGTCTACCCGCACGTAGTCACACGGTTCACCAAGGCCGCTATCGAGCCGTCAACCGGCGTGATGAGCGTACCGGCAGCCGAGCGGTTCCTGGGAGACAATGCCGAGGTGCTGAATACTCTCGGTCTGACACGCGACGTGGAGCAGATCATCAAGGGTCAACTACCCAAGGCGATACGCGCCCACCTTGACGGCTTGGGTGTGGACTCCCTGCGTAATCCCACCATGTCGGCTCGCATGGCTATCAAATTCGCCAAGAAGCAGTTTGGTCCGAGCATCGGTAAGTATTTCGGCAGCACCCGGGCGGTGATGGATTGGGCGCATACTCTGGAAATATCGGAGCGCAGTAACGTGGTAGCCACACTCAGGGGTAGTAACACCGCTGAGAAGCTGGACCTGTTGGCGCTCGGCGACAAGGTATCCATGTTCGGCGCCGTACTAGCCAAGGCCGGCTGGCTGATGAACTCGGTCAAGGGGGCGGTCGGCGCGGTGGTCAAGAACCCCATGAAAGCAGCCGAGGGGCGAGTTGACCAGATCATCCAGGACGGTTTGCTGGACGGCAACGTAGCCGCCTCGCTGATGGAAATCTACCGCGCCAAACGCTACTCGGACATCAGCCAGCGTGCAGCCACCACACTCAAGCCGTATTTCATCCAGATGCTGGCCGATCCCGAGGGCACAGCGGCGGCAGGCGGTGCAGTGGTTGAGGGTGCCGCTGGAGCGTTGAGCGCGGTCACAGGCGGTAAATAGCTTGACATACGCCACGTAATATGCTCATATCCACACAGCCGCTCGGCAACGGGCCAGCGGCTCTCAACCCATACAGGCGGGTACCCCATGTCTCTGACAGTCCTCTGTCCCATGCCGCGCTTTGCCGAGTTCCTGTCGTCAGGTATGCCGGCTGCCGGCGCTCTACTCTACACCGCCCAACCGACCACTGTCGCTGGCCCCGGGCAAAGCTTCCCCAAATCAACATACACCGACGCCACCGGTCAGACGCCCAACAGCAACCCCGTCATACTTGATGCCGGTGGCCGAGCCGATGTGTGGCTATCCGGCAGCTATGCAATGGCGCTCTACGATGAGGACGGTCTGATGATCTACACGGCAGACACGGTAGCCGGCATCGACACCGGCAGCATCGGGGCAACCCTCCAGATATTCGGTGATGCCGCAGCCGCCACGTTCAACGCCAACATCCTATCCGCAGACGATCCCCTGGCACCCGCCTACTACGAAATATTCAAAACCGACTCATCGGCCAATCCGGTCAGGATCACACCGGCAACCGGCACCGTGCAGGGTCAGGAGTACGTGGACCTCGATGTGCAGGGTGTGGGCACCAGGCTGGTTCGCTCCGTTACGGATAACAACTGGTATAGGGCATAGGATGCAAGGAGGGGTGTGATGGGTATCAAGACGTGTAGAAAATGCGGGTCAACGACAAACACAGCGGTGTGTGACCACGTAGACTCGCCTGACCATTTGGCTGACCAGTGCTATCTCGCATGGGATGGTCGTTGGGTGAAAGGGTGTTCCTACGATAGTGCTGACGAATTTTCAAAGCATTTCTGCGATAAGTTACTCACGGAGGGGGCATGACCAAGCGCACAGTGAAGCCCGTCAAGCGCCCTAAGCCAAAACCCAAACCCCCACCCGCTCCACGTCCAGGGAGAACCTACTATGCCTGACAACCAATCCTGCCTCACGCCCAATTGCCTCACCGACCGGATGGTCAAGGAGTCCGTGTTATCGGCTAAATTGAGCGGTGTCTTGATACTGTGCGGTATAGCGGTGGGGTTACTCAGTTACTCGGTGTTCTGGCAAGCGCCCACGATCAGGGCTGAGATGGCAAAAGAAATCAACCGGTTGGACAACAGCGACCGCTCAATACAATCTGACATAGAACGCATGGGTCTCAGGATCAGTGCGCTGGAGGGTAAATGAGACACCTGACCGTATTACTACTCGCCGTCACCCTGCTGTGTGGCTGCGGCTCACCATCCCCCGCTGCCATCTTGGTCCAAGGGGCCAACGGCACCTACGCCGTCAAGACCACCCTCGCTGCTGCTGCCGTGGCGCCGGATGCTGCTGGCAAGACGGTGGTGGTCACATCAGCCCTCAGCGCCGTGCAGTCGAACATCTCCAGCGCCACCCTGCACGCCTGGCCGGCTGACCGGACGTTGCGCGTTGCGCCTGGCGGGTCGATAGGTAACACGACCACCTTCAGGTACACGGGCGACACGTCACAGTGGCCGTTGCAGCAAGTATTCGCTGGCACGGGGGCGGTCACACTCGGCGCTACGTCCGATGGCTATCCTGACTATTTCCAGACCAATACTACCCCCGGTACGACAGATATGACAGCGGGTGTCACCAAGGCGATTGCCGCGCTACCCTCTGGCTCTGTTCTCAGGTTCAGACCAACTACTTACAAAGTGTCGAGTACCGGGACCGACATATTCACGATCACAAAAAATATATCATTGGCCGGCACCCGGAATGCCACAACCATTGTCGGGTATGTGACCGATACAGCCAACAATATATTCAATTTCTCAGTCACATCGAACAACGGCAACGGGGATGTGCGAGGACAGAGTGTGACAGGTATCGGTGCGTATTTTGCCGGTTCCACTCTCGGGGCGAGTTCCGTATATGTAGAGGGCGTCGGTACTGGTGTACTCCCTCAATTTGAATTTACCGTCTCCGATTGTAGTCTACAGGGGGTTTGGGCGCACGCTGTTGTATTCCACAGCACTGCGGCATTCTCAAATATAGTAGGTAATACGCTAGAAAACGGTGTCGGATTCCTGCACAAGTGTGCAGATGGACAAAGGGTTCTTTACAATAATATTTTCGGTTCTATGCAGACTGGAATTGTCTTTGATATCGAGTTTGGTTCATACTCACACTTAGTGCAAGGGAACGTCATTACCACAAAAAAGGGTCAAATCAGGATATTAAACGGATCGCAAATAAAGATAGTCTACAACCAGTTTGAGCAATACCCTGGATATGGTGTCAATGACAGCCCATACGCGGCACAAATAACAGTCGGTGAAGCTGGTGGAACTAACGGAGCGGATTATCAAAGCGTCGGAGTCACTATTGAAGACAACAACATAGGTGGTGGGTCCAATGTAGCGCATGGAATAATGGTGCTCAACTGCTCACTTGCCAGCATAGACAAGAACATATTTCCAGGTGTTACTACTTCCACGTTTGTGAATTTCGCTACAGGTGCATACAGCAGCAATAATTATCTAGGCGATAAAAATTTATTCGGTGGGGTTCCTGCAGACGGAGAAGTCTTTAGCTCGGCCAGTTCTTTGAATTACGGGGTTGCCTACAGTGCTACGGGCATAACATTCGTCAACGGATGGAGTGCAACGGCAACAATGACTTATGTTTTGAAAGAAGACGGTACCGTTTCATTTAGAGGGGCATTTGTAAGTGGTACAGCAACTACTGGTACCGTGATTGCGACCCTGCCGGTTGGGTTGCGTCCAACCGCCGCACGGTATCTCACCGTTGGAACAGGTGGAGTACCGGGTTCGATCAGGGTAGACACCAACGGTGAGGTAGTCGTTCTGACGCTAGCGTCAGCGGCTGCATATCTTGACGGGATAACAATGAGATTATAGTGAGGTGTGACCGTGAGTCGTATAGATACGTTGGAACCTGATTTCAGACCGCTGGTCGAAGAACTGATCAAGCGCACCGAGGCAGCCACCAACCGTCAGTGGGCAATCAGCGATGCCCGCCGCACGATGGCACAGCAGCGCACGATATACGCTCAGGGGCGCACCGCTCCAGGCAAGGTGGTCAGCAACGCCAAGCCCGGGCAGTCAGCCCACAACTTCGGCTACGCCGTGGACGTGTGGCCGCTCAAGGCAGACAACGATTTCGATTGGGGGGCCGCACGATCCCTTTTTGAAAAGATGGGTGCTATTGCCGAAGAACTAGGTTTAACGTGGGGTGGGCACTTTAAGAGCATATTGGATTTACCCCACGTCGAGATGGCAAAGTGGAAGAAGCAACAGGCCAGATGGCAGGCGGGGGAGATTGAAATAGTCTGAGGGGGTGAGCCATGGAAGACGCAGCCCGTATCAAGATGCTGGAGTCATACGGCACCCGGGGTGGAGCGTATTGTTCCTACGCCATGGGTCACTGCATCCATGGCAATAACGTCCAAGCCTGTGCCAAGAGAAACCCGGTCGAGTGCCGTAACTGCCGTCAGCGGAATGAAGCCGCACAGCAGGCCGCCCAGTGAGAGCCATCGTGGAAGCACTCGTTGCCGCCACGAACCTCGCCGCTCTGGTGAGCCAGGAGACATTATGCAAGGAACTCAGGACCAGCGCCGACCGGACGCTTGCCAAACTGTACGCCGCTACGGATCGGCTGTGCTTGCTGCGGCGGTCCTCCTGCTCACTGGATGTGGTCACACCCTCACCGGAGTTACCTACCGTGCCCAGGTAGGCAGGGCCACCAGCGAGATGTTCCATGATGGCACGACCAATTGGCAAGCCGGCGCCGAGTTCCGGTACGAGGTGAAGCGATGAAATATTGCGCCGGCTACAAGTACCGGTTGGCCGAGGATTACGCGGTGCAGACCGCCATCCGACCCCCCGCCGACATCATCACCCCGTTCATCACCCTGACTGCATCCGGTCTGCTGACCCTACGTGCAGGCTACGCCAGCGACGGACCGAGTGGACCCACGATAGATACAAAGAACTTCATACGCGGAGCGTTCGGGCATGACGCTCTCTACCAACTCATGCGTATGCGGCTACTCGATTGCGGCTGGCGACCGACCGCCGACCAGGAGCTTGACCGCTGGTGCAAGGAAGACGGAATGTGGGGGATACGCCGATGGTGGGTACTCAGAGGCGTCCGACTCGGCGGGGAAGGATCGGCAGCGTGGCAGGAAGACAAGGTATTGGAGGCACCATGAAAAAGCGACTAGCAAGCTGTCTCGGTGGAGCCGTGGCAACCGGCTCGTTGCCTCCCTCGGTGGGGTGTATGGACTGGCGTGTGATCGCTGGAGCTGCTGCGGTCGGGGCGGTCGGCGGTCTGTTCGGG